CCCTGCAGTGCGGCTAGGTTGCTCGTTCAGCATGTTCGTGTTTTAAGTAGAAGGAAGAGTGACCTTGTCCTGGAGTGGTTTGGTGTGATCGTATCACCGCTATCTGCGTCATCAGGCAGACAAGCGGGAGCCACGTTCAAGGGACACTAGCAAAACCAAAGTCCACCGAGTGCGCCCGGTATAGGGAGATGTCCAGTGGTGGCAAGTCCGGTCAGGTGTCAAAGCCTGACCGGGCACAGAGGATAAGCTCCCGATGGGCGAGTCCTTTAGCCCTGGTACCGGAAGGGGAAGCCGGTACCAGGGCGCCCCTATCTTCACACCCTTCAGTTGTGCTAGGAGGCACGGTGTCGTTCTACGGCAGAGCGGTCTGTCATTGCGGAAAAGCCTTCGACATCACAAAGGCCCGCAAGGAGATTGCGCCTCCAGAGCTCCAACAGCGCTGGCCACAATCTCACAGAGACGCCCCTCCGACCGAGGTGTGGATCTGCGAAAGGTGTGGTGGCATACATTCAACTGTTCAGGAGGTACGACAGGTGGTTCGTGGCCCAGCAGGCAATTCAGGCCTTCGGCACTCAGTCCAACACCTGAGCGGCCAGAGCATCAACACATGGCAGGTCGGCGACAAGATGGTCGACATAGTCGAGTTCAAGACTTATCCCAGGAGGTTCTACGTGCAGCCCGAACCGCTCATCTTCCAGTGCTGGCAGCTCTTGATGAAGAAGGTTGCGATCATCAAGGCCGAGCCGGAAGGTGCAGGTGACAACGAGATCCAAAAGATCGACCGTGAGATAGCTCGTCACCAGGCTCGTGGCATCGCCGAGACGCTGGGCATTCTCATGATGCCTTTTGTCGCACCTGTCGAGGGCTCGTCCAAGACGCCTGCTGACATGGTCGTGACGTATGCCATCAAGAAGCACGATGACCCTGACTTCCAGGTACCCGGCCTCGGTGAGCACCTGTGGGATCCGACCAAGAACCCCGACGGCAGTCTGCGTGTTCCGGTCAGCGACAAGTACGCCTCCACGCACACGGCCAAGAAGCCCCCGGCGAAGCCGAAGGTGGACAACAAGTCCACCAAGAAGCTTTCGCCCGAGGAGGCTGCTGGAGTCAAGGAGGCCGTGTCGTCCGGCATGTTCTCCGAGGAAGACGTCGCGTCGATGTTCAAGGTAAGTCTGGCCGAAGTGAAGGCCGCTTTGGCTTGAGGTTCATCCCAGGCTGTGCTACGCTTGGGGTAGCACCACACGTCTTAGAGAGAGACAGAATGCCCAAAAAGCCTCCCGCCTTGTGCATGTTCTGCGGCGACGCTCCATGCACCTGTGGCGACTCGGTGAAGCAGCGCGTAGCGCGTAAGCCTAAGCCCGGTCCGCGGGAGAGGCCAGCCCCGTCTGATACCCAACCGGCTCTGACCGGCGGATCTGACGGGGCTGGCTCCTTCTCTGAGGAGCCTTTGCCTGAAGCGAAGACTCGCACCTTCAAGGTACACGACAAAGAAGAGCGCGACTTGGACCTTGAATCAGCCCAGCGCGTTCTTCTTTTGAGTGGGATCTTGCATCCGTCTGCGGAGGCAATAGTCCGCGACGAACTTAATCCCCCAAAAAGTCAAGACATAGATCGGCGGACAGCCGAATGGAAGGCTCGACATGGCTAAGAGTTGGTGGAAGTCCAGTGTCGTGCCTCCCGAGTATGACTGGTTCGAAGGCCAGGAGAAAAAGCGCTTCAACGTAAAGCCGCGTACTCGTGAGGACATCATCGCGTACATCAAGAAGCGTGACCCGCACCGCTGGTGGCGCCTCAATAGAGACATCAAGTGGATCCGAAAGAGACTCAAGAAGTTGGGCCTCAATCCTGAGGACTGGAGAGAACTGTTGTGAGCATTCCAATCGGCCTAGAGCTGAAGAACGGAAACTGGATCTGCAGCATCGCTCATCCAGAGATGTCGCAGCCTGATCCATTCCAGACGACGTGGTGCGAACACATCAAGTCGATCATAGACAACGGAGATGACGCTGAGATGTACCATCTCGGCCTGAAGTTGTCGGTACCGATCTTCCCGTCCAACGACATCTGGGTGCTCGTCATCATCGACTCTGAACCCGTCGTTGCACGGTCGGCCCTAATGACGATGGAGTACACACCCGATATCGGCTCGACTAGGAAGATCCCGCTAGGACTCTGGAACCCCGGCGAGGGTGCCATGTCAATGCGGACCTGTGTCGTGGACTACATCAAGTCTAGATTGGCGCCTGACGAGAACCTCACGTCAGGTCCATTCAAGACTCGATGCCCGAACAACTCGCACCCTTTGAGCGCGTCTCGCATCATGGCCGATTACCAGGATGATCCAGGCTGGAAGTGGCAGTGTCTCTGGAACATGGTAATGGAAGGCGCATGCTCGCCCTGCTTAGGAGACGCCTTCGGCGGGGCCGACGACAACTTCGGCATCGACGATTCTGTCATCACGAAGCCGAGGTGGAGCTGATGCCTGAGGCTTACAAGCCTGGCCAGCGTCAAAGGAAGTATGGTCAGAACCATCAGATCAGTGAAGATCGTTACGCCTGGGTCGTGACCGACGCAGGCAAGTTCCTCATCTTAGTTGGGTCGGAAGGTAAGTCCGGGAGTGACGTAGTTCTGTTCGCTCCTCGACCAGGGAAGATTCTCGACTTCGCAATCAACCTCACCAACCTGACTGAACCCGAGCTGAGTGCTCTGGAAGAACTATTCAAGACGGCCTTCGAGTGGGCCCGACCCGTTGTAGTGCAACGAGACAAGGAAGCTGAACATGCTTGGAACGCTGGTGACGACTCTTACACCCGCAGCTATCGAAGCCTTCCAACAGTGGTGTACCGGAAGAGGCCGGGCCCAGAACACGGTCAGGGCCTACGGGAGCGACTTGAGGGCCTTCCTGACGTCAGCGGAGGGTCAGGTGACGATGGAGGAGTTCGAGGAACTGGCGCAGAGCTGGTTGAACCTGACTCGGAACGTGGTGAGTCCGGCGACGACAGCCCGACGTCTGACTAGCCTCAAGAGCTTCGCCAAGTGGGCGAAGTGGGGCTCAGTCCTCGAGGAGTACATCGCCCCGAAGCCTGGCAAGACGGTGCCGCACCCGATCCCGGAAGGCGCGGACGGACTGCATCGCATGATCGAACAGTGCAAGAACTACCAGCAAGAGGCGCTCGTCGCCTTGGGCGGATTCGTCGGCTTGCGTGTGGGGGAGTCACTGTCCTTCACGACGCACATGCTCGACCTGGAGTCCATGCTGGCGACCATCCGAGGCAAGGGCGACAAGACTCGTGTAGTCCCAGTGTCCAGTCAAGCCTGGACGCTGATCGCCCCAGCTTACGCGATGGCGATGTCGAACGAGACGGGACACTTAATCACCTACAAGGATCGGTTCGCCCGTCAGATCATCACTAACCTCGGCGTCAAGGCCAAGCTCAAGCGTCATGTCAAGAGCCACGACCTACGCGCCACCTTCGCTACAGCAGCCTACGACAAGACCGGAGACATCAGGGTCGTCCAGGAGCTGCTTGGGCACAACTCGTCATCTACAACTGAGATCTACACCGGCGTCCGTCTTGAGACGCTGCGAGAGGCAGTGGACTTCTGATGGATCACACCGCATGGATCGTTCTCGTGTGCGACCCGAGTACTGCTACCTGGTCGGTGGCAGTCAACATGTCCGTAGCACACTACGGGGCGGTCGAGGCCGAGAAGGGGGCGCGAAGCTTCTATGAAGAGATGCGCCTCTCTGGTGACAGCGCCACTCCAGCCATCGTCCTGTGTACCGCAGACTTCGTGAACTTCTAGGGGGTAGTTATGCCAAGGCTTACATTGCGAGAGGCTACGCTGCGTGTGCTGCGTAAGGCGCACAACTCGGTTCAGCCTCCCGCGACCTGGTGTCCTCTCACGACCGAAGAGGTTGTCGAGCGGGTGCGACAGTTCGAGGGCTGGGAGGAAGTTCCAGCCGACGACGTGATGGTTAAGCTGCGTCTTCTCGAAGATGACGAGAAGATCAAGCTGCGTCTGCGACACAACGGATTCGCTTGGAGTCTGACATGAGCGAGCCAAAGTGGAATAACGACAACCCCCAGAACTGGGAGACGTATTGGGAAGCGTGGTATCAGATCGGCGACGCTAAACCAGTCTGTGTCAACCAATGGTGCCACCGAGAGCAAGAAGCTATCGAGGCAGCTGAAACTGTTCTATCAGAACAGCTCAAGAAGGTCATCGAGGTTGGCCTCAAAGTAGAGGCTAAGCGATGGACGGTCAGGCGACGTCACCGCAGACAGACACAAACGTTTCCCGAGTCAGATGTTCGGGAGTACGTCGTTGCAATGTGGTACGGCACTCTGAAGCAGGTATCGAAGGGGGCGATTCAAGATGAGCGCCGAGCGTAAGTACACCGACCGTGACGTCCGGGAGAACCCAGACTTCTATTTGACTGTCTTGACCTATCTCGCCGAGTACGAGGGCGAGTTCGACTTCCTCGTCGACTGCAAGATGCGAGTGGCGATGGAGCGTGAGCTGACCGTCGGCATGGTGCGGGGTGTCCTGAACTGCATGAGGCACGACCCGCGTGTTACCAATCTTCCTGAGCCGAGAGACTTCAGTCTCGGCGACGCGATGGCTGAGGTGATCTCATTGCCTCGGAAGAATCGCAAGAAGCGCTCTATCGGCAAGCCCTGTGACATCGAGGACTTCCACCCTGAGCACGGCGGTCATGTCTTCAAGGAGGGGGACTATGTCTACGCAGATGGGTATGAGTTCTGTCACGGCAAGTACCCGATCAACCGCCAGGACTTCGCGGTCGACGCCCAAGTCAAGGCTCCCTACATGATGAGCAAGTCCGGCAAGATGATCCACAAGGTCAGTCGGACTACAGGCGACGCCTGGTTCATGTGGCGTCCGAACCCTCACGAGAAGGGCTGGTACTACACTCAGGACGGTGACCCAGACCTCTACGTGAGGACTGCCTGCAAGTACCCGCGCATCATCGACAACCCAAGACTGCTCGAAGAGACACACCTTGACGAAGCGCTGGCTTCGTTGGTAGGGTCCAGTGTACACACCCACGAGCTTTGCAAGAGGTGCTTCGCGTGACTACCGCAACCAAGCCCAAGAAGAACAAGTACAAGTCGGGCTTCTGCAACGACATCAACAAGACGCCTCAATGCGAGGGGACCAAGCCGGTCACCCGAGACGGTACTCCCATGCCCGTTTGTCTCGATTGGGAGAACTGCCCGTGCAAGTGTCACGAACTGGTGACACAGATGTACGAGATGGCCGAGATGGAACGGGAGCCTGCCGAGCAAAGTGCTGAATACCTGGCTCTCCAGCACGAACGAAGCGCTCAATTGACCTTGATGCTGGATTCTGTGTATGCGTTGACGGTCCGTTCACGGGCTCTCTCTAGTTCCGATGGCCCCGATGTCCACCCCGGCGACGAGGGACCGTTCAATGGTACCCCTAGCGCCCAGGATGGCCCCGTCTCGACCCTATCCGCTCTAGTTCCGGCGCGGCCCGTGTTCACCCGTACCCCTACGGGACGAAGAGCACGCGGCCAGCTCGAATACGACGTGCTGCAGGTATGTCGTGAGTACGCCGAGGGCGTCTGGGAGTGGGAGGCATGTACGCCGAAGGCGGTCGCAGAGCAGATCGGCAAGATGAACTCAGTCGAGCCGCCTTCGACCGGGGCGATCAACGCTGTCTGGGACCGATGGGAGAAGATCGGCTTCGCCGAGCAGGCCAAGAAGCCGTCGCGGTTTGTCAAGTTCACAGGCGAGAACACAGACATGGCCCTGGATCGAATGAAGGGCGCAACGAAGCGTGCCAAGAAGATGGCTCAAGCTGAGCAGAAGCGCGGAGTGCTTCGCCCCAGGGGTAGGTAGTGGACAACCGAGCCTCGATCTGGCAAACTACTCACCAGCACCCCCTCTTGTCGGGTCGGGATGCTGACGAGGAGCCGCGCTTGAGTCGGCTCCTCGTCTCATTTCGGAGTCTGTGATGCCAGAACGTGACCGCATCGGGCTCCCGCCTCGCATCTTTCTCTATACGGTTGATCAGGTCGCGCAGATGCTGTCGCTTACGATCCCGTACGTCAAGAACACTCTTCTGTTCTATGACCGTCGAGAACCCGGCCTCACTCCCAAGACAAGACTCAGAGCAATCAACATCGCGCCGGAAGGAGAGACGCCAGAATGGCGCGTGACCGAGCGAGAACTGATCCGCTATCTGCGGAGTCGCGGCGTGAAGTTCTACGAGACGGGCTACGGCATGTAAGAGCGCCGCAGTTCATCCCGTACGACGAGACACCCGACCCTATCTCGTCCAGAGAGGCCTTCAAGGCTGCTGGCGCAGCAAGCGCGACCTTCGGGGAAGTGCTAGCGAAGATGGGGGAGTCGATCCTTTTCGCCTTCGCTAAGAAAAACGGCAAGAATCACGCAGCAGAACAGTTCAAAGAGATTCAGCGTGGAATGGTCATCTTCCAGCAGGTCGTGGACGAGGCTAACATAGTTCCGCCGAGAATAAAGATCCCGACTGTGAAGACGGTAACTCCGAAGCGCAAGAGGATCCCAGACAAAGTCCCGTATTACGTCAAGCTGACAAAGCCGCGCCGCCGATAGTGACCGATGGTTGCACGGGGAGCGCGGTAGTCATAGGGTGGTGACCATGAGCGATGCACTTAAGGCTCTGCAATACGCGGAGGAGAACCTCGGCGTAAACAAGGTCTTTGAGGAGCTGACAGGCTACCTCAACGACCTCGATGTATCAACTTCGGATCTAGACAAGGCCCTAGATGCGAAGCGTGAGTTGGAAGAGGAGTACGCTGACGCGGAAGTCGACCTCGTCAACGAGAAGCGCGGTCTGCACCCGGAGATGTCAGATACGAAGTTCCGCCAGGAGCTGAAGATCTGGGAACGGGAGAACGACCGAACGAACACGCTCCGCATCCAGCTCAATGCTGTCAAGAGTGAGATCCAAGGACTGGAGTTCGACCAGGCCGTACTCAAGGCGCGCATTACAGTGGGTTCGGCTCGACTTACCGAACTTGGTGGCTATCTCAACTACCTCACGGCAGTTAAGAACCAGGCCGAAAACGCGAAGAAAAAGACACAGGAGAAAGCATGACAGTCAGTCGACTCGAAGGCCTCGAAACCGGACTTGATGAGTTCGGTATCGAGGACGCAGTCATTCCTCGCATCACGATCGTTCACAAGGAGGGGCGGTTCAAGGACAGCCTTTCCAACCAGGAGTTCGAGTCCATCACCTGCATCATCCTCGGTCTGGTCAAGCAGCGCTCGCTGTGGCACCCGACTGTGGACGAAGGTGACTGGCCGATGTGCCGGTCGATGGATCACAACACCGGCTTCCCGAACTTGTCCGACGAGCAGCCGAAGGAGAAGCGCTTCGACCTTCTCTGGGACAAGGCTGGATTCGACCCCAAGGACTTCCCAGCCGGCGACGACGGCATGGTTCGCCTTCCCTGCGCATCATGCGGCCTCAAGGAGTGGGGCTCGCACCCCGACGGAAAGAAGCCCTACTGCAGCGAGCAGTTCACGCTGCCGATCCTGTACGACCCGGACGGCGACGGCATCTGGGTGCCAGCCATCGTCACGTTCCAGAAGACGGCCCTCAAGGGCCTCAAGGCGTACCTGTCCTCGTTCGCCCGTTCGAAGTCCGCGGCCTTCCAGGCCGTCACGGAGATCTCACTTCGGATGGAGAAGAAGGGTTCGACTGACTACTCGGTCCCCGAGTTCAAGAAGGTCGGGACCACCGAGGAGGAGAACTGGTTGGAGTACTCGACCAACTACCGCACGATGGCAAACTTCCTTCGAGCTGACCCGGGGAGCCGGGACGACAGCGAGAGCTCGGCTCCTGCCACCAAGGCTCCCGAGGCCAAGGAGGAGCCGAAGGCGGACGACAGCGACAGTGACGTTGTCGACGCCGAGGTGGTGGAGGACAGCGCGGACACCGCGAAGTCGGCTGACACCAGTAGCGAGAGCGCGCCCTCAAGCGACTCGGCTACCGAGGACGACGACGACCTGCCGTTCTGATCCTTCACCTAGCGGCCCCGGCTTACTCGCACCCCCGTCGAGAGGCCGGGGCCGCGCCCTTTCCTAAGGAGAAACCTTGTGAACGACGAGACACCAGAGACGCCCGAGGAGGGCTCAATGGTCTACATGCAGATGCCACCCGAAGTTCGACAGATGATCGAACACCAGCGCATGCACGCAGAGGCGAACGCGCATGCGACTCTGGACTTCCTGCGAAGTCTCGACGAGGAGCAGCTCCGCGCCTTCCGTGGCGTGTTGAGCGCAGTCAACGTGACAGACGACACCGTGCCTTACTACATGGGTCTGGTCGGCGGCATGCTCCACGAGAAGTACGGTGTCTGTCTCGGCTGTGGACTCAAGCACGACGAAGAGCTCAAGAACTTGACCGGCGAAGGTCCAACAGAGGAGGCTTCGGCTTACACCGTCGAGCAGTTCATCATTGACTGCGAGAACTACGCCGTCGAAGCAACTACTCCACTGAACCCGAACTCGTCTGTCGAGTGCGTCGGACCGTGCTCCGAGAAGGGCGGCGAACGAGGTAGGTGGCAGAACATTCACGCTCGCATGGAGCGCAAGGCCGGGACCGGCGGCTGCGACTTCTGTGTGTCCATCCAGAAGTGGGGCTGACATGACCGATCACGAGAAGGTTCTCGCTTCCAAGCGTCGCAAGGTCGAAGAGCTGGACAACGCCAACGGGGAGACGTTCAATGAGATCCAGAAGGCCGTGCCTGACTTCGCAATGGATTCGACCTCGGTTCGACTCCACATGCTCTTCGAACTCCTCAAGAAGTCAGACATCTTCCCCGAGGAGACATGGCTGGACTTCGAGCTGGACTTCCAGGGGCAGGTCAAGGAAGCTCTTGAGCCAATGCTGGCTCGTGTCCAGCAGAAGCTGGCACGATCCAAGCTGTCGGTAGTCAAGAAGGCTCCGTCAAGGCTGGTCGACGGACAGGGGAGGCCGCTCCGTGGCTGAGAAAACCGAGACTCACTTCGTCGCTCGACTAGTCATCGAACGTGTCGACAAGGTCATCTACCAAGAGCATCCTTCCCGCGAACCCTCAACAACTCGGGACGTGTTCGAGGTTGCGAACTTCACTGTCAAGGCTAGTGAGCTGGAAGCCCTGAAGGGTCGCATTCAGAACCACGTAGGGATGGTGGCGGAATGAGACAGTGCTCTTTCGACTGTGGTCAACTGGTTGACACAGACAACGAGGACAATTACGTCGAGGTCACGTCCTGGGTAAACGGACCAAAGCTGGACGGACCGAAGCTTCGACAGCAAACCGGCCGCGTTGCTCACAAGGACTGTGTCGAGCGTGTCGTTCACGGTCAGTCTGTCGGTCAGCCTGATCTGTTCGAGGAGGTCGAGCCTCACAAAAGTCTTCCATTGACCGTATGGGGAGGCGACGATGATCCGAATGAAGTGTGACGTTGAGCCGGAACACTTCCACGAGTTTCCTGACGACTGGATCTTTGCTGGCCCTCGTGGTACTGATTGGCGCGCTGATCCTCGCTGGAAGCCGTCGGTCTACATCTACCTCGACGAGAACCTTCGTACCGTATGGCAGACATCGGAGCCGAGGTGCCTCGATGATGCCATCAACAAGTTCTCAGCTCACCGCGCCTACAATCCGGCATACCTTCAATGTGCGCCAGAGCGAGGCAACCTGGAACTGGTCCCCTTCAAGTACGACGCAAAGACAGACACGGTCTTTCCGCTGGAGGCATAGTGAGTTTAGCCACCCGTAAGTCATTAGAGCCTTGGCTCTTTGACACGGTCGAGTACTACCCCCATCAGATAGAGGGGGTTCGCAAACTTGCCCGCATGCAGAACTTCCTACTGGCCGACGACATGGGCCTCGGGAAGTCTCTGCAGGCACTCACGGTTGCAACCATCGACGTCGTGAGGGGCTGGGCAGAACGTATCCTGATCGTGGCGCCCGTCTCATTGAAAGGTAACTGGGCTGATGAGATTGAGAAGTTCACTACTCTCCCGTACACAATCCTCGGTCAAGAAGTTCTACCTGGGCCTCACATCGGTTCACCAGACCGAATCAAAAAGCTCTCTCCTGCGGAACGTAGTCGCCAGCTTATCGGTTATGGTGTGGATACTGGCCCTCGTGTACTTATCGTCAACTACGAACAGGTAAAGCCTCACCTAGCCGAACTCAACGGGCTTGAGTTTGACATCGTCATCTATGACGAAGCTCACTACATGAAGAACTACAAGAGTCAGCGCACCAAGGCGTGTCTGGCTCTCGATGGCGGTCGTCACTTCCTGCTGACTGGAACGCCGATGCTCAACCACGTCAACGAGCTCTGGCCGCTACTCCGCAAGATCGCACCTGACGAGTACCCCAAGTACTGGACCTTCATCAACAGGTACGCGGTCTTCGGTGGCTACAAGAACAAGCAGATTGTCGGCGTGAAGAATGAGCGAGAGCTCACCGACAGGCTTCAGTCCGTCATGGTTCGACGGATGAAGAAAGACGTTCTCGACCTTCCCGATGTTCAGATCATTCAGCGCAAAGTCGACTTGTCGTCCGAACAGCGTGTCATCTATGACAAGCTTATTGACGACTTGACCATCGACATGATCGGCCTTGACGATCCAGAGAAGGTCGAGAACGCTCTCACCAAGTTCCTACGCCTCAAGCAGATCTGTGGAACGACGCTGCCGTTCAACGGGAAAGACATCTCGTCCAAGTTGGATCTAGTGATCGAAGATGGTCTAGAGATCCTAGAGCCTCGCAAGGAGGAGTTCGCTCGCAAGCTCGTAGTGTTCAGTCAGTTCCGGCCAGTGATCGAATGCATCTGCAGTCGGTTTGACGAGGCGGCGAAGTGGGTCGATATCTGGGAGATTCACGGAGACGTTCCCACCCATAGCCGTTCGGCTGTAGTCAAAGAGTGGGCAGATCACCCAGGACCCGGAGTCCTCGTGTGCAATCCGATCGTGGCTGGTGTTGGACTCAATATGATAGCCTCGCGTCACGGATTCTTCGTTGATAAGTTGTTTGTGCCTGGGTTGAATCAGCAAGCCATCGACCGCATGCACCGCATCGGGGCTGACTTGACGCAGCCAATTCAGATCACTGAGTACTTAGCACGAGGTACTATCGAGAGTCGTGTAGAGCAGATTCTGCGAACAAAGAAGAAGCTCTTCGGCTCCATTGTCGATGTGTCTGACTTCAAGCGTCGGTTGATTCAGGCAATGATGGAGAAGGATGAAGAATGAATGCAGTTAAGGTTCATGTAGTGCCTCGTTGGTACTGTCCTGCTTGTCATTACAAGAACACGCCAGAACGTGTACCGCACTTGGAGCAAGTAACGAAGTGCGAAGTTTGCCGAGCGCAGTTCGTAGTTCAAGAAGTAGTCCGATGACTGACGATCCTCTGATGAAAGTTCGTGACGTAGCCGAGATCTTTGACGTGACACCTGCGACGATTCGTGAGTGGATTAGTCAAGGCATCCTTCCCGCCGTGAAGATCGGACGAGGCCACTACTGGCGCGTCTACGCCTCCGAGGTAACAGCCCTAGCACACAGAAAGTACGGTAATGAATCTCAGTACGAATAAAGCAGACGATATGCTGGTGGTCGACCTCGAAACGACTGGCCTTTCGGCTGACTCGGAGGTTCCGCTAGAGGCAGGCTTCATCATTGTCGACAAGTACGGCAACGAGAAGGACCACATGGACTTCTTGATCTGGGAGGACACGGACCAGTACAAGAACGCCTGGACCGGCATGATCGACTTCGTCAAGGACATGCACCAGAAGAACGGTCTAAGCGCTGATCTGTTCAGCGGGCGTCCGCTGTGGACTCGTCGTGCCGTCGCTCTGGCAGCGATGAACTGGGTTTACGAGATGGGGTACGACAAGGGTGAACTCCCAATCATGGGTTCCTCAATCGGCAGCCTCGATCGTCCCTTCCTTATCAAGCACTTCGATTTTCTCAACGAGTTTCTCTCGTATCGCAACATCGACGTGAGCACTCTCAAGGAGATCGCAAAGCGCTTCAGGCCCGACCTCTACAACTATTACGAGAAGAACTACCCGAAAGAAAGTGCGGTCCATCGAGTGCTGGAGGACTGTCGCTCCTCGATCCATCAGTACCAGTACTACCTCTCAAGCTTCACGCAGTCTGGTATCTAATGCCCGAGGTCATCTGGACGCTCGTCGAGGATGACGACAACTTTGGAATCGACAGGGAGATCGGCAAGGGTAAAGACTTGTTGATCTCAACCCCTGGTAGTGGCCCTCCACAGATGATCTTCGAAAAACACGAAGGCGGTCGCTCCTGGTATCGAATGGAGAACTTTGGCTGGACTGAGGCGCGGGCTAGAATCCATGACTGGAAGACACCCGCTCCTGATCCGTTCCTTCCGCAGCCAGCATTCCGTGACAGGACTACTGTTGAAGATGCACAGATCCTTATCGCGTCACTGGTTCGTGTTCTGGGAGGGTCAGTCACGATTAGCACTACAGACCTTGAGGCTGTAGTCCGAGGTCAGCTTGTCACATACATGATGGACGCCCCCAAGGCGATGGTACTCAAGTACGAGGAGCCCGAGTGAAGGTCACGTTCGAGAACGCTACGATTGCTGACTCGGTCGGCAAGGCAGCGCGTGTCGCTCCCACCAAGGGAGAAGCCTTCGACAAGGCGTCTGGAATCCTGCTCACACTGGACCCGGACGACAACACCGTGACTCTGCGTACGACGAACCTCCACGTCTTCTATCTAGAGGTGGTCGACGTCGTTGAGCTCGACATGGGGTCATCCCTAGATGGCAACTGGCGTCTCAATGCTCAGATGCTCGCAGACGTGATGAAGACCTTGCCAATCGGCTCAGGCAAGATCGTTACCTTCGAAGACAAGGATGGCGAGGTCATCGTCAAGTCTGGTCGGACCACAGCTCGATTCAGGAAGATGGATCACACGTACTTCCCTCAGTGGGAAGCCTTCGATCCCGAGAAGCTTGATATGGTTCCAGACTTCGGCGCTCGTCTTAAGCAGGTCGAGTGGGCGGCAGACGACGACGACGGCTCGCCTATCGCTGGCATCCGCCTCGACGGCCAACGTGCAATCGCCACTGACCGATTCAGGCTAGCGGTTGTGCCGTGCGAGGCTGAGCCGATCTACAAGCCGATCACGATTCCGTCTGGCATCCTCAAGCCAGTCATCGGCAACCTCCGAGACGTAGCCATCGGAATTGACGAGGGCATGTTCTTGCTCATGCCTGATACGTCGACTCAGATCCGTACTCGCATCTACGACCGAGACTACCCGAACGTAGTCAAGGCGATGGACGAGCGGACTTGGCCGAACAAGCTCACAGTTCGCAAACAGGCTCTTCTCGACATCATCCAGCGTGCGATGATCTTTGCTCAGCGCGACCGCATCCCGAAGATGACCTGCATTATCGGAAGCAACGAGTTCGCAGTCATGTGTTCAGACGCTGACCTCGGACTGCTCGGCGATGTCGTAGAGCTCGACTCGACCGAAGCTGACCACGCTCGCTACCGCATCTTGTTCACGCCGCGCAACCTCACCGAGGCACTCCAAGCCGCTCCATCCGAAGTAGTCGACATCTTCTACGACCCGGACAACAGCAACTTTCCCTTCAAGGTCGACGGTGGTTCGGGCTATACCGCCCTGGTCATGCCGCGCCGTGAAACCGAGGGGGGTGACGGGTCCTAGATGGCCCGAGGATGACACACAACCGGCCCGCCCTGCCCCGCTCGGGTGATCGTGGGGCAACTACACCACCGCGACACGAGAGGACCCTAGTGGACGTGTTTACGGACATATCCAGACCGTACGTAAGTGGTCAAATCAGTGGTTTGACCCCTGAAGAGTACGTAGCGAACTTTTCCAGAGGCCATGCGCTTCTGGAACGCAACGGCATGGAGCCACGCAATCCCCTGACAGTGCAAGCTTGCCCCACCGAGGATTGCAACGAGTACGCACAGAAGCCGGACGGGACTTACCTCCACTCCTGGCAGTGCTATCTCAAGTACGACCTGATCATGATGATGATGGAGTGCGACTCCATCGCTCTGCTCCCGAACTGGAATCACAGCAAGGGATCCAAGCTCGAGCTGCATGTGGCTCGGGAACTCGACTACCCGATTCTGTACATCAGTCGGGGCTACAAGACTGTCACGAAAGGAGTAGGCATCTGATGGACGAAGAAGAGCTTGACGACGATCCCTTCCTGAAGGAAGGTAACCACAAGGAGAAGCAGCCTTGGTGGAACGACGGTGACAAGGTGGGAGGCATGTCAGCTAGCATCTTGCTGCTGGCTTTGGCGATTGCCGTGTCGCTCATCATCATCGGCCTGTCGGTGAAGTTCTTCATCTGGATCACACCAGGCGTCTAGATGCGACCGATTCCAAACCCACTTGAGCGCTGGTATACGCTCAACCTCAATCCCGAGCCGTGGGCAATCGGAACTGCACATGCACGAGGTATCAGTCCTAACCCTGGGCTGGTGTCGTACCAGAAAGCTGTGAAGGAAGAGCTTGCTGGGGAGCCGATGCTGCCCAAAGACTTTCGCAAGCTCACGTTCTACTTCTTCCGGCGAGTAGACAAGTACATCGACGCTGCGGATCACGTCAGGTCGCGGAATGCAGCAGACGCGACCAATCTCCAGAAGGGCTTGGAAGACGCCCTCCAGGGGATCTTGTTCGAGAATGACCGAGAGGTCCGAGACATTCGCTCAGTCATTGTCATGCAGGGTCATTCAGTTGATCCTGCATTCATCATCATTCATGCCTCCAGGTTGTATGAGAACAGTCTCATGGATGAAGTTCCTCCGGAGCTCCTAGAGCAGGCGCTTCGTGGGTTTGCAGGCAAGTCCGAACACACAACCAGTCGGTGGTCTGATGCCGACGACTACTTCTAGGAGAACTGACGTGGCAAGTATCGCAGCATGGCAGAAGACGGTCAACCAGTGGGCCGTCGAAAAGGGCTGGCGAGGTCCGGCTGCTACTCCGCGAACAATCGGCGACGAGGTTGCGCTGATCCACTCCGAGGCTTCCGAAGTCTTGGAGGCCTTCCGTGATAACCCCGACCCGAAGGCGATCTGGTACACCTACACCGTCGAGATCGAGGGTGTCAAGTTTCCGAACATGAGCCGCGACCAGCTTCGCATTCTTCTCAACTGCGACGAGGACGAGCTCGACGACAATATCGCCGAGCTTGGTCTGGAAGGCAAGCCTGAGGGCTTCGGTCCCGAGATGGCCGATATCGCCATTCGACTTCTCGACAACGCCGAGCATCACGGACTCGACCTGGAGACACTGATCGCTCAGAAGATGAACCACAACAGGACTCGTCCCTTCCAGCACGGAGGCAAGACGATCTAGTGATCGAAGTAGTCATCACGCATGTCGGCTCCGAAGTAGAGCTGGGTCGCGTTACCATCGAGAACGTTCAGATGAACGACGATGGTTCTGCTGACTACAGTGTCCGCTTCGGAGTCGACAGGCATGATGCTTTCGGCGTCCATCAACGAGGGATCTTCGGCTTTCCTCGCAAGCGGTACAACGTATTCGGTCTGTTGCTTCAGGCCCTCAATACCTTAGATCCGGGAGAGCTTGAACTTGAAGCCGAAGCTGACATCGACGGAAGTAGCAACACTACTCACCCTTCGATCAAACGGCTGGTCCGTCGCCGACATCGCAAAGAAGATGGGAATTAGCGCACGAACGGTTTACCGGAAGTGTCGCTTGCAAGATCCGCCACGACGGCGTAAGCTCAAGCCTTGCGGTACCGAGGCTGCATATCGACGTCACCGCCGTAATGGCGAGTACCCATGCACAGCCTGCCTCGCAGCACACGTTGACTACAACAGGAAGCCAAGTGACGAAACTCGTACATCAGATCTGGCAGGGGAAGTCCGAGGAGAAAGGACTGATCTTCCAGAACAAGAAGAACATCGCTGCGGTGATTACAGATCCGCCCTTCGGTGTGGATAATCAGTCCAACCAAGCGGTTACCGATCATGGCAAGAAGTACGCCCGCAAGATTGCCAATGACGAGAGCCCCGAGATAGCCATTGCTACCTTCAAGCGCGTCATGGACGTAATCCTCCCCGGCACAAGAGACGACGCTGACGCCTACGTGTTCACGTCTTACCAGGTGCTCTCCGACTGGCTCGTGATGACCGACCAGTACATGCCGAAGCACGGCTTCAAGCGCAAGGCCATTCTTGTCTGGGAGAAGGACGGCCCTGGCATGGGTGACACTGAATGCCCCTGGGGTATGGGCTCGGAGTTCATCTTGTTCTTCCAGAAGGGTAGGCGAGAGAAGTCTGCCAAGCGTCGCAACTCAGTCATGCACTTCCCCCAACTCCGACCGAACGAGCTGATCCACCCGCATGAGAAGCCTGAGGGGCTTCTCCGAAAGCTCATCGAAGCCTCAACCGTAGAGGGTGACCTTGTCGTTGACCCGTTTGGTGGTTCTGGATCTCTTGTGCGTGCCGCTAGAGCTTGCGGGCGTTCTGCTGTGGCGATCGAGTACGATCAGGAGAATTACGATCTTGCGATTGAGAAGTTTCATGCAAAAGCGGAAGGACTGTTCTGATGGCAAGTCAACGTGAGATGGGACAGGCTCTGGCGACACTGGAAAAGTGGCGCAAGAGCATGCCAGGTACGCCGGAGCGATTCCGTCACGCTTTCTGGCAGATTCGCTCTGCCAGTCAAGGCTGGGAAGTCGACCTCTTTCCTGCAGACGGAGTCACAAACTGCTTCTCTGCTACGAATGAGAGCTTGACAACCGCGGTCAACGTCGCAATCAACAAGTCGAAGGGAATGAAGGTCGATGGCAAGGTCGAGCATCGGTAGTGGCCGGACTGACTGATCACGAGAGGCGAGCATGCTGGGCTATCGCTCGTCACTATACAGGCGACGGACGATGGGGTAGACCTCGTCAGGGACCTCATGGAGCTGGGCCGTGGTGGATCGACGGCTTCATGGTACGCAAGTATCGCCCTCGTCTTGTTAGATGGGAACGCGCTACGGGACGTAATGCTCGCAAGGTTCACGCTCTGCGTTACAGAGTCTGGGCGTCTACGGGTTTTCGTACTCCTACTGTACGTCAGATCTCTGTATGGTGGTGCGGCGGTCAGTCCACTTCTAAAACAGAACACATCATCGAGCCCAGCCTGGTATGTCGCGCCTGCCTGTTGCGTATCAACGACGATTCAAAGGAGGTGAGACTATGAAACTGGAGAATCCTCACAACATCATCGCTGTCAAGCCGATCAACGAGACGGACGTCGAAGTCCGTTACGGCGACGGCAAGAAGCCTGTCATTCTGAAGAACACAACCACTTCTTCGGTCATGCGACAGGTCGAACGCGCCAAGGCTTCGGAGTCATCCTCCGATAGTGCTTGACATTGTCCGTTCGCATGACAGGACCCCGTAGGCGGGTGTATCGTCCGATGTCAAGTACCACCATGCACCTGACCTAGAAACAGGGGACAACATGCCTGACGAGGCTAATACCAAGCAGCCCGTCGTCTTGCGGAGGCCAGAGGTAGTCGACACACGCGCCGACACTGGTCTGAACGAAGACGACGCCATAGCAGTCACGCCGTTTCAAGTCATCCGGCGAGGCGAAGACACGGTGGACGGGGACGACCGCGTCACTTTCGCTGACTTCAGACCACAGGTTCTCCCCGCAGACGCGGACGAGGAGCCTGAGGTTGAGCCGGTCCCAAAAGGCGAATCTGCACCGGAGCTTGCGTCTTCAGCGGAGTCGACGAGAACGACCGAGCCGAAGACGTCGGAGCCGAGTGCCCAGGAACCTGCAAGCTCGGAAGATGGCTCGCCCAGCCCGAGCGAGCCTTCGAAGTAGAGTTTCTCCAGACCGACGAACCCTGGATGAAACAGGCTGCGTGCCTGGGAAAAGCGCCTAACAAGCGCAAGGATCCGAATGCGCCTGACCCCTGGTTTCCGGCCAAGGGAGAGTCACTCAACACCGGCAAGATCATCTGCTTCACATGCCCTGTTCGCGCTCAATGTGATCAGTACAGAATCCGTACAAAGTCCCGACACGGCATGTGGGCCGGGGCTATCCAGTCCAAGGACAAAGAGGGGGAATAGTGGCCGAGTACACACGCACCTGGATCACCCGTGAAGAGATCGCTGAGATCGTGGAGGCCCGCATCAAGAAGCGTGTAGACGCCATCGCCAAGGACAAGCTGACTGTCCTCGATGAGATGCGCGTCGGACAAGATGTCCTGCGGATGCAAGAGCAGGCTGACACGATCAGAGCCAACATCAAGCTCTTCAGTAACCGTGTCGGGGAGCGCGTGTGAGACTCGCAGTAGGTTTGACATTCGACGTACCAAGGCCTGATTGCGCAGTAGAGATTCTGACAGCTGTCGATCCGCCAAGTCTTCCTCACTTCGACGAGCAAGTCAGGATCGTTGTGGGCACAGAGGTCAATAACCTTGTTTCCTGGCTAGATGAAGGTGAAGTCCGATGATCCCGCCGTCAGTCTCGGCTAGTTCTCTGCTCGTCTCGGAGGCATGTACCGAGCGATGGAAAGCCGAGAACTTCTACAAGGCACCACAGGTCAGTTCCATGCCTGCTGACGTGGGTACGACGTGCCACTTCGCTCTCGAAGAGTTCGTCAAGGCTGTGTACCTGGAGAACAGGATCGAGTGGGACAATGTCGCGTATCTCAACGACATGTACCGTATCGGATACGTCCAGACCTTCGGTAACGCTGACTACGACACTCCCGAGTTTGCAGATGGCGCAGACCTGATCGCCAAGTGGTACGAGCGCAATAAGCTCGGTCTGTACAACAAAGTCCTCTCGTGTGAGGTCAAGACCAACTTCCCGATCAAGACGAAGGCTGGAGTCATCCCGTTCACGTACATCTGGGATCGGTGCGACCAGATCGACGAGACGACCTACGAGGTCGTGGACTACAAGACTCTCCGGGCTCGGGTCACCGCCGAACAGCTCAAGCGCAAGATTCAACCTCGTGCGTACGCCCTGGCTGCTCAGATTCAGTTCCCGAACGCGGAGCGTATCTGGGTTAGCTTTGACATGCTCCGACACGACGGCATTGTCGGAACCGTGTTCACCCGAGACGAGAATGCCGCTACCTACCGCTATCTACAGCGCGCTGTAAACCGGATCATCGACACCGATGAGGACGCTACAGAGGAGCGGCTCAACGAGGAATGCAAGTGGTGCATCCGCAAGACCGTGTGCGAGACACTCCTCAAGGCCACCGAGTTCGGTTCCGTCCACGGTGCAACGCCTGACGAACTAGTCGAGAGGCGCTTCAAGGTGGCTAGCGCAGCACTGGCCCTCAAGTACGCACAAGACGAGCTCGACAAGGCCCTGTTCTCGATTGCCGAGCACGACGACAAGACCGAGTGGGAGACAGACGACTTCAAGGTCGAGTTCACCGCTCGCAAGATGCGCAAGGCAGATAGCCACGGCATCTCAGCCATCGTCGGGCCGGACATCGCGGCGAAGTACGGGAACTTCACGGTGACGAACCTGGACAAGCTTCTCAAGTCCAACGACATCACGCCCGAGCAGAAGAAGCAAGTCGAACGACACATCACGGCGTCGTTCTCCAGCCCGACTCCGAAGATCACCGAGAAGAAGGACAAGTGATGAAACTTCAAGATATGGACACGGGAGCTGAGCTCTGCATTACTCACGGACGCGAGATCAAGACGATGGCCTTTCGGGGTACCGGCTTCTGCTCGATCAACTGCCGCAAGGAAGCAGGTGCCGATGTGTCGTCAGTGGGAGTCGTGATGTTCGTGACTCGTGAAGAGCGCGACAAGATCATGAAGGCCCGCGAGAAGAAGGCGCACCCCAAGCGGCAAGTGCCTAGTCCCATCGAAGATCTCGGATCCTCGATGGGTCACCCAGGCGGGCACTATGGCTGAGATCCCCGACTTCGAGTTCGGCGAACTCCCGCCCGGTGTCGCCAAAGCTCTCGAGGGCTTAGAGCTGGATGGCCCTACACCGCTGGACACGCTAGCCATTGCTCAACATGAGGTCTGGTCTGCGTACTTGAGGGCGGGATTCCGCGAAGACCAGGGGCTGTATCTGACAGCTAGTTTCTTCCTGGGTTCCCCAGGACCGACGCCAGGCTCTCTGCCTTCTACTGAGTAGTACACGTCACATCTTGTGACGGATTAGTCACAACGCAGGCGTAAGTCCTGTCAGGAGAGACTGGCGTCACTCCGGGGACCGTGAAGACGAACGTGAACGGGAATGCGTCTTTTCCATCCGCTCCCGGCTGCCCGTCCTTGCCGTCTGCTCCAGGCGGTCCGGGCGGGCCTTGTTCTCCTTGAGGACCCTGTGGGCCAACGTCTCCGGTGGAACCAGGAGTTCCAGAAGGCCCGGGACTTCCCGCGTCACCAGGCTGACCAGGCTGGCCCATATGACCTGCGGGACCGTCAGGACCGGGTACTCCCTGAAGTCCCTGTGGGCCTTGCGGTCCTTCCGGTCCAGGCGGGCCTTCTGTGCCTTGAATGCCTTGAACACCTTGAGGTCCAATCTCGCCAGGAGAGGGCGCTACCGGGGTTGTACAGCCTTTTGTTCCAGGCTGCTTGTCCTTGCAGGCTTGGAACTGAGCGCGCTGAGCGGCTAGTGATCTTTCGAGATTCTCGATCCGAACGTCGCGTTCAGCGGCTGCCGCTTTGATCCCTGTAACTTCGGAGTGGGCATCATGCGCGTCACTGACAGCGAACCACACACCCCCAGTCAGGATCGCGCACGCTAGCCCTAGGGCTAGCAGCCAGCGCCCTAATCCCCGGCGCTCGTCGCGTAGGTGTCGTACGTTCTTTTCGACTTCCTCATTGCTTGTCATTTGAGGCCTTGAACTCTTTGAGGATGGGATAGGCTGGCCGTTCTGGCGGGTCGATGCCGTTCTGCTTAAGTCCGTATTCGAGTTGACCAGCCCAGTTTCTCCACCAGTCACGCTCATCTGTTGCGTTGTCCCGGTCTACCCAGGCTTCGTCGCGCTGGTCAACCAGCTGCTTAACGGTGTCCTTCTCTCGGGATCTTGCCCCGGTCTGTAATGCCTGAACTCCCTTGAAGATTGCAGTAAAGGTCGCAACTGCGCCTCCACCCAAGAGGAGAGTCAGTACATCTGCGGTCCCCACTGGCTACTCCTCATGCTTCGGGTAAACCTCACTTGCCTGCAGCTTAACACGCCTCACGTCCTTCCACCGTGCAAGCAAGCTGAAACCAAACGAGATCAAGATCAAGCTGAACCCGGCGAGGTATAGGGCGTTCTTGTCATCCCTGTACGGCCACCAGGCCAGCGCGGCAGTTCCCCCATAGAACCACATTGTACTGGTGAGCAGGAAGATTCCACCATACTCACCAATCCACCTGTCAGTCCAAGACCCCCACAGACACATGAGCGCGGACGCGGTTAGACAAGCGGAGAAGGTGTACTGTACGTGAACACTGACTTGATCTCTGACCAGGGGGGCAGGCGAGATAGTCAAAAAGACCCCAGCGACGACGAGGCCCGCATACTTACAGATCCGCTCTACGCGGCGAATCTGATAGCGCTTTTCCATGTGAGGATCCACTGACCTCGTCGCCTAGGGGTGGCTGGTCTTACGCAGCCTTGTACTTCTTGTAGCGAGCCTTCATCTTGGCAAGGTCCTTCTGCAGCAGGTCGTGCAGCTTCGGGTCCTTGTCCTTGGCGTGAGCCTTGACAGCCTTGGTCACGTCCTTGATTGCCGCCTCGTAGTTGGCACCGAGGGTCGGGTGTACCGGCTTCGGCTTCGCGTTGAAGTCTGCGAAGTCGTAGCCGTTGAGCCAGGTCGCACCGAAGAGCCAGGTGTGGCCCCAATGGATCCTGTAGAACGAAAGCGGCACGATGCCGACGTGGCCCTTCTGGCCTGCGACGACATCGTTGGACTCGGTGAGGATGCCGTCTGGGTCTTCGAGATCGAAGCCATGACGGCGACCGAGGATGAAGAAGATGTGACCAGCCGGGTCAGCACCCTTCGTGTAGCCGACCATGCCTCGACGCAGATCTGCGAGATGAGGCACGCGCTCCTTGGCGGGAGTCAGCTGACTTGCCGTGAAGGCGGTCGGCGCGAGTGACGGGATCTGACGAGCGTCGTGCTGAAGAGCCAGACACATGCGGAACCAGTTGTTACCGGCCCGCCTCTGGATGGTCAGCCAGTCCGCTGTCTCTCCGGTGGTCCGGCCTGCGAGCTTGACGTCAGCCATCGCCGGCCTCCCGAGCGGCTCTGACGGGATCGACAGCATCCTCGTCTTCGTCCTCGACAGTCTGGTAGTCCTGCTGGTCGGAGTCGTAGTCGTCACCCTGATAGGGGTCAGGCACAGATCCGACCGGCTGGTCTACGAGAATGTCTTGGTGCTCCTCCGGGGTCATGTCTTCCTTGGGGGTCTCGCTCATGCCGCGAGGTCCAGGTTGTGCTGATCTGCCGGAAGAGGCTCGGTCCACTTGCGGTTGAAGGCGCCCCCACCGATGGTGACCAAGGTGATGATCGCAGCCTGGGTTGCGTCTGGAACGTGGAAGCTGAAAGCCGTGAACAAGATGAAGAACGCCTTGGTGAGTCCGACGAGGACTCCCAGCATCGTCTGCTTGGTGACGTATGCGGTATAGCAGCCTGCGAGGGCCACGACAACGGCCATGACGCCGCTGGCCATGTCTTGCGACAGGCCAGTGTGGAGCGTGAGGATCACGGCGAGGATGGCCTCCAGAAGGCCGATCCACACTGCTGGCTCACGTCCGAAGATGGTAGGTCCTGGCATGGGTCTTACCTTTCTTGTCGGGTATTACTTGGCTCAGGCTACGTTAAGGCTGCGGCTGCTGTCAATCACCATCGGATCTGTAACCTACACAGGAGTAGTGATTGCCTGGATTGCAGCTCCGTCCCAATAGCCAAGAAGTTCCACGTCGGCAAGACCGGAGCCCGTCTCGTAGCCGAGCAATTCAGCAGGCAGGAGAGTAGTCCCGACCCAATAGAAGTGATCAGCTGCGAAACTGACAGCGTACTGTGTGTTCCAGAGTACGGTGTCAGTCTCAGTCCTTTCGGACTGAATCCAAGGGCGACTCATGTCGTCGGAATCGCCACGACGACATTGTTAGGACTGTTCGAGTTGTTTGCGAGATACCCGAAAGGCCCATAGATCGCGTTGTTCGAGCCTGAGTGATTCATCGGCAGAAGCTTGAAGTCCTGACTGTCATGTGAGTTGACGGTGTAAAGCGGGGCGGTCGAGACAACAGTGTCCTGGAAGTCAGGGTTCACGTATCCCGCGAACTCGAAGTTGGCGAGCCGACCACGATGTCCTCCGAGGTCTTCAATCACGACATACGGGTGCGTCTCGTAGTTGCCGTCAGCATTGATGCGACCGACATTCATCGCGCCAGCAGCTCCATTAGCCGGAGTTGCAAGTGTCTGAAGTTTCGCATTCACCCAGGAGCTCGTATCAGCAGCATTACGGCTCACCTGAACTAGCAGATCGAGAGGGAACGAACTTGCGATTCCAGTCACATTGTTTCCGCCAGCGACGACAGCCGGGATCGTGTCTGCAGGATCGTAGGGAACCAAGTCTCCCATGAAGAAATACTGACGAGCCGACCCGAGAGTAGCCGAGTCAGGAGTCGCCTCATTGTAGTGAGGACCCTCCAGACTTATGAAGATGTGTTCCTTGCTGACGGACACAATGCAGTGGACGACAGCCGAAGCTGTACCAGCAACCGCCCGGAAGTACAAGTACTTCTCAGCCTTGTCGGTGCCACCGTTCGGCAGTCCCGTGTGGGATCGCCAGCAAGCCATATTCAAGCCGACGAATGATGGAATCCTGATCTCATCGTCCATGAGATCGAAGATCATGTCGGCACCACGAGTCGTCGTGGACTTGAGGAGCTCAGATCCCCAATAGACATTAGTGCCTGTGTTGTGCGCGTACACCAGGTTGTTGACCATCGTGACCGTCGTCGAGGCGAACGACGCAACTGTCGCGTACTCGCAATCGGCTGCACCCTTCTCGCCGATACGCAGGGTCTGGCCAACGAAGATCCCAGCACCAGCCGGAACGCCAGCAGTGAAGGTCATGACCTTCTGAGCAGCAGCTGCGTTAGCAGTGTTGGTCATCAAGGCGACCGTCGAGCTGATCTTCGACCATGACGCGCAGGTGAGGATCTTGTCGAGCAGATCGCTGATCAGCGTCTGGTGGGTCGAGTCAAACTCGAAGTACTCGATGTCGGTCAAGGCGGTCATGCTTCGGCTCCTGCATCGTCTGTCGAGAGATCCCGACCCTTGTAGAGGAATGAATCTGAAAGCTGGAAGGTGTCGTACTCTTGTGTTTCTAGATCGTAGTACTCAGAGGTGATTCCGTCAAGCCCGGTCGGGTCTGTCGGAGGTGTATCTGTAATCAGTACGTCGTCAATCCTGACGCCAGTAGAGCTGCTGATCCAGAATCCTACTGTTGTTGCTGTCTGGTTGAACGAGTCGTCAATCGTATTCCGGTACACTCCGTTATCACTCCAGATCGAGATCTTCGAGCCCAGAGCGCTAACCCTCATGATCTGACCAGACGGAACAGCTGGTGTCGGGATGGTAATGACGTTAGTTGCGACTGTAGCGACACGCCTCTGAAGAATCAAACTGTTACCCGAGGTACCCCAATACCAGAAGTTGTTGACATCAGTCCATCGGAACAGGAATCCAGTCGAGTTTGATCCAACGATAGCGAACGTTACGGTTGCATCCAGGTCAGCAACACCTGGTGCCGTTATCTCCGAGTTTGCGACACTGGCTGAGGTGTAAAGTTGATTACCGTTGATTCCCCATGTACCAGTGCGAACTGTATACGGTCCGCCGACAACTGGTGACCCGACAACTGTCGAGCTGTTTGCACGATTGAAGTCGTCTTGCAGGATTGTTGTCATACGAGCTTCCTGTACACGATCTGACCGGTAATAAGCCCAGCGGTAGCGGGATCCTCGCCAACATCTAGCAGTACGACCTTCGAGTTGTTGCTGATCGCATCCTGGACGAAGGCAGTCGTTGCAATCGAAGTGTCATCATCACCCGAGGTGGGCGTCGGCGCCTTCGGATCGCCCGTAAGAACTGGTGACGCAAGCGGCGCGTACCCCTGAGCCTGCACATATGCAGTCGTAGCAATGCTGGTGTCGTTGTCTGCTGTCGACGGAGTCGGCGCGGTCGGATTACCCGTGAAGACCGGACTAGCCAGCGGAGCCTTCAGTCCAAGCGATGTGGCAATCGTCGTTGCGAAGTTCGGATCGTTACCAAGCGCCGCTGCGAGTTCATTCAGTGTGTCGAGTGCTGACGGCGACGAGGCTACTAGCGCGGCAACCGCTGCTGCAACAAAGGCGGTCGTTGCAACCTGTGTCGTATTCGTCCCGGTGGTCGCTGTTGGAGCGGTCGGCGTACCCGTGAGAGCGGGTGAAGCGAGCTTCGCGTACAGCGCAAGGTTTGCCTGTACGAATGCAGTCGTTGCAATGCTCGTGTCGTTGTCTGCCGTCGCAGGCGTCGGAGCCTTTGGGTCACCCGTGAAGATGGGACTGGCTAGAGCGGCGTACGCTTGCGCCTTGACGAACGCCGTAGTTGCAATCGACGTGTCGTTATCAGCTGTTGCAGGGGTTGGCGCCTTTGGATCGCCAGTGAACGTAGGACTTGCAAGCGCCGCCTTCTCCGTGTCAAGTTCATGGATCGCTCCGTGTACGTCGGTAGCAGCGATGTTGCCGTCAGGCGTGTAAGGAACGTCAGCAGCCTCATCAATCGAGGCGCCACCTACGCCACCGAAGCCCCATTCGACTTCGTTCGTCTCTGGGTTCGTGACGAGGTACAGCTTGTCGGCGCGCTTGCTTGGCTCAATCGACTCGGGGTAGATGCGCTCAGGGACGAACGGTGCATCAGTAGTAGAAAGAAGGAACTCCATCTCGCTGATTACGACTGTACCCGGACCATTGCTATCCCAGCCGTCAAGCTCGCCATAGGCGTGATGATATATCCCGAACCCAGACTCAGGACCGTTGCGAGCCCTGTCCAGCCATTGGGTGATGCTCGTGATGTAACTGTTGAAGTAAGGATTAGCGAGGTCAATGGTTACCTCGTAGTCACCAGGGCCTGTGATGTCGAAGTAGTAGTTCGGATCGTCAAAAGTCTCAGGACCCCAGGCCGTGTACGAACTTGACGGAGACGTGAACTGGACACCAGGGTTGTCCGCAGCGAGGTTCCAGAACAGGACATGCTCCCTAGGAGACGTACTGCCTGTGATCGAGTCAACCTTGATTCGAAGGACAAACTTATTCAGAAGACCACGGTATGAAGCGTTGTAAAGGTCGTTAGCGACGTCCGAGTCGAATACGAACTTGAACGCCCCATCCTGCGACCACTGCCACGACGAACCTGTTGTGTCGGGGAATCCACCCGAGTCGTTAGAGATTCCGCCGAGACTTCCGTCAGGGAACGCGTCTGGACCAGCCTCCGTCGAGGCATAGATCGGAATCTTGTATTCCATCAGGATTCCTCGTTAGGCTGATAAGTCACACGTAGAGCTACGTAGGTGATTCTCATGTCACCATCGAGATCTCCTGGGTGCGAAGAATCTCCCTGGTACAACTCGCTGATCGCAAACCCGCTACCTGGATTGTACTCGACATGTCCGAGCTCGATCATCTCTTGCGAGATGTATTCCACGAAGGGGCCGACTGTTTTCGGATCCAAGCCACCGCCGACACCATAAGGGAACTGCAAAGGAGTTACACACTCTACATACCCGGAGTCATACCCGACAGTCAGATAGTTGATATTGACGCCCGAGGTTGCAGGGTCCGATGTCTCACCTGATGCGTAGATCAACACCTTGCATCCGGCTGCTAATACGTCGGCTAGAACTCCCGAGCCTAGAGCATGTGTCCACGATCCTGACGTAGAAGTATTCCTGAATGGTACTGCAGCGCTACCCGAGATAGACGGGTTCCATACCCACATGTCAGCCTCGTCGGTACTCATGAGCACCACGTTCAGGCTAAGACCGGCTAGCCCCGAGAAGCCTCCGTAGGTGAAGGTCTGGATATTGAAGATTGGAATATCAGTCTCAGTTGTAGGCGGAAGCGTGAACCGCAACGAGTCGGTTCGGAACATCGAAGGCGTACCGGAAGGAACGGATGGCCCGGAGCCAGATTCAAGTTTTCCGCCCATGCCCACGACGGGGTTTACGCCAGCCGAAGTGTCATCAACAGCCGCCTTGATAGCGAGTCCGACTGGAGACATGTCGGTCGTATACATCGGAGACTCAGTGTCGACATTGACCCAATAGGCACTGTCGATGTATCCGTAATCCGGGTAAGTGTTGTACTCGTCAGCGTCACGACGGGTGACCTGTGCTAACCATCCGTCGGTCTTGAATCCATGCGCGGCTGCATACGGAGCACTAACTGTACGCGCGTCCTTGCCCTTGCTAACTACTACAAGCGAGGTCGTCAAAAGCTTTCCGGGGATGATAGTAGCGGGAAACTTGACACCAATATTCCATCCCCAAGTGCCACCGTTTCCGCCACCGAACTGACCCCAGACATAGGAACCGTCGCCGTCATTGACTCCGAGGCATCCGGTTCCGCCTACATAACCTCCGCTGGAACCAGCGTGATTATAGGAAGAAAGAACGGTAGCAGGAATATCCATCGTTACAGGCAGCATAGGAAGAACGTTCTCATCCCATGCGTACTTAACGGTAATACGCCGACCTGGCTTGAGGATCTGCAACGGATCGAGCACAGTCACGGTGTATCCAGTTGGATCAAGTTCCCAGCTCGTGTCGTCGAACTCGAACCCGCCACCCCAATAGACGTGAATACTTTCTTTGATAGCAGAGTGTTTCAAGCTAATCGTCTGAGAAGTAGCGAGCTCGGAGACTACTGTGAAGTCATAATCGAAGTTCGCAGCGCCCGACCCTGAGCCAGCATCGAAAACACTTTCAGCATGAGCGGGTGAACCGCTCACAAAGTCGATGATCCACCAGTCGTTAGGATGACCAGCTACCCGGACGACATCTGCATTCGTGTCTGCGGCCAGGGATGAGAAGTTCGGAACAGTCTGACCAACAACCGTTGTGACGACTTCACTCTTGTCGATCGACAAGAGCAGCGAACTCAGTGTGATCTCGCACGCATTCACTGTGTCGCTGTAGCCCCCGCCGTTGGCTGTTACACTAGCCTGAGCTGTCTCATCCGGGAGGGCGAGGCTGTATTCGAGAATGTCACCATCAGTCGTCTCGGTGACAGTGAAGGTAATATTCGTGTCGTCACGAACAACACGAGCCTTATACCAAGTGTCAGGAACAACAATTCCACTCTGGATAGGGATTGTCGTCTCATCCCCACCGAGGTTGCTATCCAGTCCACCTGGACCAGTCGATCCAACGTAGCCGGCTGCGATAAAGACTTTCCAGGTAGTTCCGTCATGCCAGAAGTGTAGCGCTTCTGCGTTAGCGACACTTGTGAGTGACGAGAGGAGAACGGGTGGATCGAATGGACTGGTGTATGTGAAGTCGCCTGCTACGAGCTCTGTGAACTTGAACCACACCTCAGCTGATCCTGTTGCATAAGGCTGAGGATCGTAGTTACCGTCTTCTGTGTAAATGTAGATCTGTTCGTAAGCCTCGTAGTCCGACGAGTTGCCAGCCCCGTTCTGGCCACCCTCTACGCCGTTGTGTCCGTCGTGCCCAGCAACGATCTTGCCGTAGGCGTAGACATCTCCACCACCAGCTCCACTGGTAGTCGTGTCGTAGTCCAGTGGGTCGTTGTAGTCGCCGATAGTCTCAGCGTCGATATCCGCTGACAAGTCTTGAGTCGAGACAACAGTGTTCGTGTCCGTGATCGGAGTCGCTTCGAGATTCGTTCCATCAGGAAGGTTGTCAACGATCGTGGTAGTCGGAATCTTATCCAGACCAAAGTGAGCCGGAACAAGATTAGTGTTCCCTGGAAACAGAACCTGTGCGATCTGGGCACCGAGGTCGACAGACCAAACTCGGCCTACACGAATGTCAGGCCTCTGCTTGTTGATCTCTTTGGTAACAACCTTCTGGAGAACGCGGCGAAGATCACTAGCCTGCTGCATGCCCTCAGCCATCGCCAGGATCACCTACCTTCGTGATGCGCTTGCCAGTGGCAGACATAGCGCCAAGCTTGAGCGGGATTGCGAACGTGTCAACCAGGTACTTGTCTGGCTCGTAATCCTGCATGTCGGGATCGAGAATCTGCGAGACGATGTTCGCCTCGAGGTAAGGGTACACAATCGAGTCGAAGCTCAACTCGTATGTCTCAAGTGCAGACACGCTGAGGAACTTCAGCGCCAGCGCTTCCGCGTCAGCGTCGGACGTAACTGTGTCAAGACTGTAGTCGTAGTACCGATCCCCGATCCTGGAGATTCGAGTCGGTGACGACGGGTCAGTGTTGATCGCCTCGCCGAAGTATGGAATCTGACTTCCGTCAGGGCTTCCGTAGACGACGATGTGATTGAACAGGTTTGAGTCGTTGGTCGACCGCTCCAAAGAGACGAGGTTACCGTCCGACCCTGTCTTGAAGACTTGTACCGCTGTGTCGAGCGTCGGATCTGGAAGCGGCTCCATCGTGAGGATACCGCCGTTACTGAAGTAGAGCTGTTGGCCGATACCCTGGGCTGCAGCGATGGCAATGTCTGACCTAGCAGTATTCCGAGTATACGACAGGTCAGACGTGAGGACTGCATCCGAAGGTGGAATGTTGATCTCACGAGTGATCCCCGAGTTACGCGCCATAGCAACGATCAGATCGGTGACAAGTGTTCCCGAACTAAACGTCTCATCTTGAGACAGCTTCGAGTTCATCATCCGCTTCATGTAGTCCCGAGCCGTCACGCCAAGTTGGTAAGGAAAGCGCTTATCGTTGATCTGGTCGATGCAGAACTCGCCGATCTGTGATTCCCACTCGCCGTCAGTAGACCAGTCAGCAAGCCACTGGATTACCGCAAGAAGTAGCGCCTTGATCTGCGCCGAATCCGGGTTAGGCAGGTGTAAGTCTACCCACCTTCCTCCGGTTTCGTTCGTTGCTAGCGTCCCTGTAATCATGGAGGGGTCGGTGCCGTTCACCCATACAGCGAACACCTGGACCCCCGCCGCTGCATCGGACACGGCCCATCCCGGCGCGGTACCCCCAGCCGCCCCGGACGACCAGGACCCGGCTAGCGGGGTGTCAGTGTCGACTGACGTAGCACCCCATGTAACTGCGCCGGAAGTCGATCCTGACGCCAGGAGAGGAACCTCTGCGTCGGTGTTCCCCGTGCTAAAGGTGAGTACAGCACGCCCTGCGTAATACTGTCCAAGAAGAAGATCAGCCTTGACGGTCGGCTGATCTTCGGTGTAACTCACGACGACGTCGGAGTCAGCATCACCCCAGGTATCTGCGCCCAGGTTGATGAAAGTCCTGGTGAACCCGAGACTGCGAAGTGCGAGTTGCATCTTCTGCGAGCCATACAGTTCCTTCTGCTCAACGACAGTGATCTTCGGAGACGAGATGGGAACGATGTACTTGACGCCTCTGTAGATCGACAGAACCTTGTCATACCAGAAGCCACTGTTCGGATTGGGTCGAAGCAGCTTGTCGTCGTTGAGCAGGGTGAGATCGAGCGTACGCCGCTCCGGTCGAGACGAGTCAACCGAGACATTCCCGTCGACCAGACGAAGAATCATCTCTTCGTCAGCCGACGGGTACCACGGAGTAGTTCCATCAGCTTCGTAGATCTCAAGACGACGAGTGATAGAACAGTTGCCTGACTCTATCGCCTCTGTCACAGAAGCCGGGGGAACAACAATGCTCACTCACCGACCTCCTGGTATGGCACTGTCACGTCACAGAACTCGTCGATACCGACACCCGCAATACGGCTCACCTGAAGGTCCCCCACCGAGACGAGCTTCACGTCTCCGAACGGAGTCCGCAGGTAAAGCGGCCTCTTGAGCTCTTTGATGTCCTCTAGCGTTTGTTTCTTCTGCCGAGCGGTTGTCGATCCCGAGTTGCGAAGCTGGGCTACGAGCGAACCGTTGTAGCCTAACCTATCACCATAGTCAGTGTGGTTGCCACGACCGATAACGTGGTAAGTCTCCGTTTCGTACTCCACGTTGTAAGAATCGGCAGTCACGTTGAACAGCCGGAAAGCGCCACCCAGGCTCAGGATCGGGTCAACGATCCAGTACGAGTCAGACTGCGGGTTGCCGTACGCGGCCGGACCTGCATCCGAGTAGACCACGTCATTGAAGACTGTTGCGCCCTGCACAAGCCGATAGCCGACCTGGTAGTTGGTACCAGGCGCCATGTAGTCGTGGTACTCGTAGTCAGTGTCATTCTCGTATACAGTGACTACATCAGTCCACTCGCCGAACTGAGCGATATCTCCGCTAGCGTCGAGGAGATTCGCCTGTCGCTGAAGGACGTACTGAGCGAAGTTCGGATCCTTGCCCGAGTCGTCCCAGGTGATAACGACGTAGCCTTCGCCCTCGACATTGTAGTGAGTCAGGTCGATGACCGGAAGCGAAGTCGGCATGGCCGGTGGCGTCCAAGATGCTGAGAAGCCGATCGGATCAGACTTGCCCTGGAATCCGATCGAGTCTGAGGCAAGTACGGTTACCGTGTACTTGCCGAGGTTATGGAAGATGGCTGTAGAGCCGTCGACCGTGTACGCCGTGCCACTTGGATCGTTGACAAGTTTGGTTCCACTATCCCAGACAGTTGCGCGGCCCTGCGTTATCAGAATTCGATACGTCTTGACCGTAGCTGAACCCGAAGTGTCAACGGTGAACTCAACGTGAGGAACTGGAGTACCGACGTCTTCGCCAACTGTCGGCGAGGTGATCGTGATAGTCGGAGGAACCTCGATCTTGAAGTTCACGCGACCCGACACAGGACCCTCTGTGTCGTAGAGGTCCCAGAGAGTTACCTGCCAGGAGATGTCTTCGTCAACATGTCCCGTCGGAATCTCGAGGAGCGCATAGTTATCTTCTGAGGTGATCTTGCCGGTATCGAGGATCGTGGACCCGTCGCTGTTCTTGATGACAACGACCTGGTACGCAGACTGTGAATCTGTATCCGACGGATCAACGAATGTCCACTTGAACATCAGCAGATCACCAGTCAGAAGACCGTTGAACGATCCGTCTGCAGGACTCATGCCAGTAGCTGACGGCGGGTGCGAGACAGTGAAGTGAGACGTAGCACCCCAAGGTCCAACATTACCAAAGACGTCTACATCTCGAGCGCGAACATATACCGTCTGGTTCGGAGTGATTGCGTGAGTCGGATCGACAACTCCGTTCACAATCCCGTCAGAACCGATCGCAGAGTTGACCTTGTCGACTACGACGAACTCACTCGGAGGAATGTCTACAACTCCGGTCGTGAATCCAGTATCAAGTGCGAACTGATACTCAACGGACAACGGTGCCTGGAAGTAAGTTGTCTGATACTTAATCCGAGACTGGAGCGTCGGAGTAGATGTGACGACATTGCTACCGCTAGCAGGGTAGACAACCGACGGAGCCTGCAAGTATTGCGTACGGACTGTTTCGAAGTAGACATGCCTGTTTGTTGCGGTTCTACTCGTGTGAATTATGGTATCACACAGACTTCCCTGACCATTACGCTGGCCACCTGACGCAAGCATGACAAGAGACTGATTGCCAATGTAGCCAATCGGAATGAACCACGTACCTCGTTGCCCAAAGACAAATGCATCTTTACTAGAGTCAAACGTAGCCGTGAAATTCAGAAGAGTCTTGACAGGGAACTGACTTGTTGAAACACCATACAAGAAGACAATACTGTTAGCCGAGCAGGTCATGCCCATGTACCGCTTGCCAATCTGGGAAGGGGTACTCGGATTAGCAAAGATCACTTCGCTGTTGCCGACGAGCTGCTGGGCGCGAGGCACGTTGAATCGAATCGCATACATTCTGCGATGCACCTCAGAGTGCATGATCCCGAGGTAGACCTCTTGCGGGTTGTCCATGTTGCGGAACCAGCGACAAAGCCTGGCTTCGCCAGAAGTGGACTTGGGGTTCGCCTCGCCTGCAGCGTAGGCGCCGATGCCAGTGTCAGGCAGTCCGACACGCAGCGTCCCGTCATCAACCTTGCAATCAGGTCGATAGATTCCGACACCGTTGTCCTTTGACCCATTGGAGCGACCAAAGGCAATGAAGAGCTGATCGTATGAATTACCGCTGTAACTCACAGGAGGAGCGACCACTAGCGACACGGACTGACAGCCTGCTACCCAGGAGTTTGAGTGAACAGTATGCGAACCCGAGACGTCCCACGATCCGCTGTTCTTGTTGAACAACCTGATTCCGTATGCCGAACCAGGACCGTTCCAGAAGACAGCAACGACGTAAGTGTTACCCGAGTCTGCTGTGTCGATGTCGAAGTCTTCGAACTCGTTATCACCAGTAAGAAGCTGAAGTTGTGACCACCCGCTCACTGACCAGGTAGAAGTCGTAACTCGACAAACCCGCAGATCTTGCTTCCCGACGCCTAGCGCAACGATGTTCAGGTTGTCCGAAGCGCCGAGCGAAGCTGACACAGAGTTGAACGAGATAGAACTCCAACAGTCAACAGTGGCTCGCAATGTCCATGACGACCTGTCAGAACTTTCATAGACATAGAGATGCTGTACCCCACCAGTTCCTTCGTCACGAATCAGAGCAAGAACATGCCCATTAGACATCGTGAAGACCTGACGCATGCCAGCATCTTGGGCGTTGTCTGTCTCTTTGTTGAGATCACGAACAATGACTGCCATTAGCCTGCCAGACTCTCCAGGTTGCTGATGAGGGTATCAACATCTTCGCCAGACTTGACATTCGGGAACTCAAGGTTTCCGTTGAAGATGAAGGTGTTATTCGTTCCGCCTCCACCGAGGCTCTTCGGGTTGAACGCTGACTGATCCTGGTACTTGGCCCAGCGCGGCGCGTACGGTCCAGTCAAGGGGATGACAGCCTCGTCGTAACCCTTGTCTCCGGCCATGATGGGTGTCCCGAGTCTCGACCCCTTCACAACACCGCCTGTGTACATCGGCAGTAGCGGGAACGGGTTGTCAGGCAGGTTGATGTCAGGCGCATGGGGAATGGAGATCTTGTCCGGGATATGGTCGTTGATGTACGTGATCCCAGAGTTGATAAAGCCCTTCATCGCACTCCACAGGTTGCTAGCGATCGACCGCTCCAAGTCGCCAACCTTCTGCAGGCCAGCCCAGAACTTGTCGATCAACGCCTTGCCAGCGTCTCCGAAGTTGCTGGCGAGCCCCTTGATCTTGCCAGGGATATCCTTGATCCAGCCCACGAGGTCAGTGAACTTGTCCTTGATGCCGCCGACGATGTCGCCGATCTTGCCTCGTGCGGTACTCATGATGTCTCTGATCTTGTCGAAGGCATCTTGCACCTTGTTCCAGAGAGGCACGAGCGCCTTCTGCCAGATCAGCGAAGCCCAACCGTACCAAGGCTGAAGGGCTGCCTTGATCCAAGGCCACCACTTGCTGATGAGATCCTTGAGCTTGTTCCAGGCGTTCTTAAAGAACTCGCCGATCGGCTTGAGCACATGGTTGTAGATGCTCTTCGGGAGATCCCACCAGAACTTGAACCACTTGATGACACCCTTGACGAGGTCTGGGATAATCGAGTGGCCTACAAGAACATCCCAAAGCCACTTGAAGAATCCGAAGATTCCCTCAACGATTCCCTCAACCACATTCAAGATCAGGTGACCCGCTGCGGTCAGAAGGTTCCAGATAATCTTGCCGAGGCCGCTGAAGATATCCAGGAAGCCCTTTTTAATCATGTCCCCATTCAGGCTGAGGATACCGATGATGACCTCGAGGGCGCCTCGGATCACACGAATGACTCCGACGAGAATGTCGCCGATGTCCTTCATGAGCGGGCCGATAACCTCGGCGACGACATGCAGGACAATCTTTGCAAGGAAGAGAAACTCACCGATCACTAGCGCAAGGATTGGCTTGATGATTGTCCAGATGTTCTTGATCGCCTTGCCGAGCGGCTTCCAGAGAGCGCCGAACTGCTTGAGCTCGGGACCAACCTTCTTCCAGATTCCCTCTAGGCCGTGGATCAGTCCGCCAGCGATGCGCTTGATGTCAGGCCCAAGCAACTTCCACGCCTTGCCTGCGATGTTGGAGAAGAACTTGAAGACGCCGGAAAGGAAGTCAATGATGTCACCGATCTGCTTCTTCGCCTGCTTCATGGTGTCACCCTTGCCGACACCACCGAAGATTGCACTGATTGGGTTCTTCATTCCCTTGAAGAGTGGGTGCGAGCTGAAGTAGTCCTTAACGGCACCCCAAGCACTCTTCGCCTTCTCGACCAAGGGCTTGAATGGGTTAAGCGAACTGAACATGTCCGAAGTCTGATTGGCGAGCTGGTCGGTGAACTTCTGGATCTGTTTGGACTGATCTTTCCAGTTCTTCCGCGGTCCGATGCCAGCGCCGCCCGTGTCTGGGAAGTTCCCCTTCTTTGCCATGTTGAAGGCTTGCATAGCGGGCGACACTGAGCCCGTAGCACCCTTCTTCTTTTTCTTGTCCATCGCTGCATTCATCTTCGACGCAGCGTCGGTGACGTTGTTCAGTGAGTCTTCGATCGCCTGGATCGCATCGTTGACTTGGTTGTACTTCGCAGTGATCTTGTCAAGGCTCTTCTGCTGCTTGTCAACCTGCTTCTGGGTCTTGTCAACGAGCGGAGAGTACTTGGCGATCTGCTGCTGCGCCTTGCCAACGCCGGCGAGGATCTGATCGAATGTCAGTTCCTTGGTGGTGTTCGCAGCCTTCTGGATCTGGTAGTTCAAGTCGTCAAACTTGAGCGCCTTGACCAAGTCGAGACGGTCGGCAGTGTGCTGGAGAGCGTCAAGGCGATCCTGCATATTCTGCAGAGCGTCGGCGTTCTGGCTGTAACCCTTCTTCTGCTTCTCAAGCGCCTTGATCTGTGCGTCATAGACACCCGTGATGTCAGACCCTGCGCCACCAGCCGCGAGGTCGTTACGCTTCCCAGAGAGCAACTCCTGGGATGCGTTGATCTTGTCCATCTTGGCTTTGAGGTCATCGAGCGACGCGCCGCCCTTGTCTGCCATGTTCATCATGGCAAGCTTCAAGCGATTCTGTGCCACCGTGTTGCGCTCGATCTGGTCGTCCATGTCCTGCATGCCCTTGAGGGGCGCACTGGCATAGTACGACAGAGAGTCTTGTGCAGCCTGAAGCTTCGCGTTGTACTTGTCGAGCTTAGCGGACAAGGCGTCGACAATCCGCTGCTGCGCCTCCATCTTCTTGTTGAGGCGATCTGCAACCGGAGTCAGGTTGTTGAGCATCTTGGTCAGCTTGTCATACGATCCTAGGATGGCCGGACCCGCACCAGCCTTCTTCAGCTCGTGACGATTCTGCTTCTGCTCCTGAACCTGCGCGTTCATGTTGATACCGGCAGTCAACTTGCCGAATCGAGAGATCTCACGATACGCAGACTGTATGTACTGCTTGATGCCGTTCAGCCTGGAGAACTGCTTAGTGACTACGTCCATGCCCTTCGTCACGTTCTCAACGAGCGAAGGCGAGTGGTGTGCGAACGGGTTGAGATACGAGAACCAGCTGTAGACAGCCTTAGCGGCAGCAGCGACAATGTCGACAACTTGAATCATTGCGTTCTGCACACCCTGCGGAAGCATGTGGAATACACGCAGGATCAGAGTGCCAAGCTGATTGAACATCTTGGCGATACCAGGAATACCAGTCCTGATATAGTTGTACGTGTTCACAACAATCTGCTTGATCTGATCGCGGAACACGTATGCGATTCCGATGATGGCAGCAACAATGACGGCTGGCCATGACAAGAAGAACTTGCCAAACCTAAGCAAGAAGGGAATCAGAGCCTTGAAGACTCCGATCACACCGGTCACGCCCGCGCGACTGAACGCGACCATCGTCAGGGCCATGCCCTTCCAGATGGTAGCGGACGCTGCGGCTGTCGTTGTCCAGATGACAACAAGTGCGGCACGCATCCTGGCGAAGATGCCTACCTGCATCACCGCACCTACAACTGCCTGCGCTCGCAACAGAGCCCACCCTGCGGCGGCGACGACCCTCAACGTTTCCCAGGTAGTAGTCCAGGCTACAACCATCGCCTTGCCGAGGACAGTGAAGATTGCGGCAATGCCCATCATCTTGCGGACAAGCCCGAACTGTGTCGCAAGGCCAACGAGGGTTACAGCCTTGAAGTACGCCCAGAGCGCAGCCCACCGAGACATGCCAGCAACCTCGGCAGTAGCCTGGATGAGCAGCCAGCGAAGCCAGAACAGCTTTGCGAAGTTGAGAAGCGTGATGAATCGCAGCATCTGAACCTTGACGAAGTCAGCTGCGAACAGCGCTGCACCCTTGAGTGCGAGGATCCAACCGCCGTTGAAGAGTCCGAAGACCACCTTGTTCCAGGTTGCCAAGAAGAGCCCAAAGCCCTTCCAGATACTCATAGACTCCGTGACGGCAACGAGGCTCGTCGGAATCAGCATGAGGATGACATCGAACAGAGCCGTGAATCCCATCATCACGGCACGAAGCGGAAGAACGATCAGCGCCTTGCCGAGGAAGCCGAACGCTGCAGCGAGGTAGCTGACCGAGACGCCCGTGACGCCGACAAGAATCTTCAGGGCGCCAAGGTATCGAACGAGTGGGCCGATAAGCGCCAGGAACACGAGGCCCAAAAGAATGAGCTTCTGAAGGTGTGGATCCATGTTCGCAAAGGCATTGGCTAGATCACCAAGCTTGTCTGCGAGGTAGATGATGAACGGAATGAGCGGCTGGATGATCTTGACGGATGCGTTCTGAAGCATCACCATCATCCGCTGAAGACTACGAGGGTCAGACTTCAAGACGGTGTTGAGCTCAGACTGCATCACCTTGAAGTTGTTGCCCGAGTCAGCAGCGGCATCGAGTGCCTTCTGATAGAACCCAGTCTTCTTGCTCATCTCGTCCATGAGGACGTTGAACTTGTTGATCTGCCAGCGAGACGCGATGACCGAGGCTGCAACACCCTTGGCTGAACTGGATAGACCTTCGAAGGCCTTGTTCATGAGGTGGAGCCGGTCGGCAGCGTTGGCTGACTGCCAGGCAACAGAACTGATGTTCAGTCCCATCGCCTTCATGATGTTCATGGAGTCCTGAGTAGGAGCCATGAGTCGAGAGTAGATGGTCTTGAGCGCGTTACCAGCGTTCGCGGCTGATCCAGTAGCAGGCACCAGCGCTGCGAGTTCTGCGGCAAGTTCCTTCGTGGAAACGCCAGCCGAACGAGCGACACCTGCGGCACGGGCGAAGCCGTCAATCAGACCACCCATTGAGATGCCGGTCTGGTTTTCGACGTTGTTCAGGAGAGCAAGAGTCGACATCAACTGCTTGCTGTTGAGGTTATACTGAGCCTGGATCGAGATAAGGCTCTGTGTCGCTGTGGTTGCGTCCATGTCGCCGATAATCATGGCTTGCATGGTGTCGTTGACAGACTCTGCAAGACGGCGACCGGAGGCACCTGCAGCAGCCCATGCCCCGGCTACCTCGTCGACTTCCTTCTTCTGCACTCCGTAGTGATTGGAGATAGCAGTGAAGGCGTCGTCGAGTGCAGCAAGCTCATTGCGCTGAGCCTGCATGGCCTTCGTCTGCGCCTCGGTAGCAGACATCGTGCCGTGCGACTGCTTGATGAAGAACTTCTGCGCGTCGTTGATCGACCCGTAAACCTTGGCGACGTGAGTGAAGGCAGCCTCTTGATCCATCGCAAACTTCGTCGCCGCACCTGCTGCTAGCAGGATGGGTAGCGTGAAGTTGTATTGAAGCTGACGACCGACCCACTGGAGGCGCGAGCCGAACTTGATCAGAGAGGAGAAGCTCGCAGCACCGAACGGCTGAGTTCGATTCATTGCGACAGTCTCTGCGCGGAGGCCACGCATCTGGCCTTGCATCGCGGCGATTGCTGCTTCCGCCTTAGCGGAGCTCACTCGCACCATGATGTTCATGTACGAGGTCAAGGGGTTTGTCCGATCTTAGCGATCTGATGTGCCCCTCTGAGTGGGCGAAAGACTTGTGCAGCATAGACTACGGCCCCGGTGCGGATCAAGCACCGGGGCCGCTGGCTAGTTCGTGTCAATGAGATCTGCCTCGACGGAACAGACCCCGCTTTCCTGATGGACCGCCCTGGTTCCGCTTCCGTTCAGCCTCTTCACGCTCTCGCTCTTCATTCAACCTCATCCAGATGTACTGGAACCTATCCAGTAAGTCTGGGTTCTGGTCGTAGATTCCACCGGCCTGTGGAAGATGGCGAAACTCCATAGCCTGGCACAACGAGAACAGTCTGATCGACGAGTCAACAGGAGGAGGAATCTCCTGCTGCTTGACGAAGAGGTCTACTTGGTCGCGGAAGAGGCTTCCCCCGCTTGACGTTCCACGAGCTGCTTGCGGACGTCGTGCAGTCGGTCGATCTCCTTGTCGATCTCGTCGACAGACATCTCCGACTGCATCCAGGGATTCGCCATGCGGATTGCGAACTCCAGGTCTTCGACGAGCTTTGGGTCGGCGACCTGGAGCCACTTCGTCAGAAGCTGCTTGGAGAAGGCAGCCTCGCCCATGACGCCACTGGCGTCAGGAGCAAAGAGATGCCAGTCGGTCACGGAGGTCTTGATGATCGCGTGCCGAGCCTCGGAGGGATCGACCTTCACGCGGGCCGACTGATCGCGGTTCACGATGAGGTCGTTGTTGGTCAGCTTCTCGAACTGAACCTTCTCGCCCTCGTTCATGATCTTGAACTTGAAGTACTGAACGCCGTCCGGGAGGTACCACTGACTGAAGGATTCAGTACCCCAATAGTCGACGACTGGAGCGCTGGCCTGCGATTGGCCGGCGACTGCTGTTTCTGTCATTTCCTATGTGCCCCTTTCGTGGGCTAGTTGGAACTACTAGTAGACGGACTTGGGGGCCAGGCCCATCCCAAACCTGGCCCCCTACGCCTCCGTCTGAGGCGGCCCATCAGGCGACGGCGGCTGCTCCGTTGACGATGGAGATGCTGCCGATGCCAGTCCCCGGGTCAGGCCGCACGGCCCTCCAAGAGATGTCGTTCTCGATCACGTCGTCGCCCGAGGGCTCCAGCGCGTAGGGCTCCAGCACGACCTTGGGGATCGTGAAGGAAAGGCTGCCCTTCGTGGTACCGGTGACGTTCTCGTACGTCTGGGCCGTGATGACGAGCTGCTGCTTCGTCGTCAGACCACCGACGCCGGTGAGACTGTTCACGCCGTAGACCGCCTGACGCCACAGGTTGCTGTCCTGCGGTCGGATCGTGAAGGACCCGTTCACCTCACGCTGCTTGGCGGTCAGATCGCCCAGGAAGAACGAACCCATCCTGAAGTCGTCGTCCTCGAAGTTGTTGTTGATGTCGAGACTGAACGACTTGGCTGGGAGCGTCACACCGTTGTAGGTGATCAGAATGTTCGTGCCGACGATCAGGGGCGAGTTATCCCAGAGGGTGTCGGCGTCGGTCGGCGTGATCCCGGCCAGCTGGAGCTTGGCGATGAGGCCAGCGGTGCCCATGAAGAACCCGTTGGCGTCCGACTCCAGGTGGAAGGTATTGACGACTGCGTCGGTGTAGTGGTACGACTCCAGGCCGGACCCGATCTTCTCCTCCACCGACAGGAACGGCAGCGTGGCCGAATCGGAGAACTCGAAGACGTGGGTGTTGGCACCGACGACAGGCGTGTCGACAGTGACGTCGTCCATGACTCCGAGCACACCCTGGATGAGGGTGCCGACCGCCTCCAGACGGACGTAGAACTCGTAGTCACCAGCCCATGAGGCGGCACCGAGGTAGGCGTCGGTCGTGTCACGACCTCCACCGATCTCCGGGTCCGTCACGAGCAGGTCACGGTTCGGACCCAGCGAGCCGGAACGCAGCTTCATGAAGCGCGCCTCGGTTGCGAAGTCCGGGTCGAAGACGCCCGGCGCGGCCTGGGTCTTGAACCCTACCTGGCCGGACTGTGAGCTGAAGCCCATGTCAGATCACTCCTTCTTCTCGGTCGCAGGGGCCGGGACCTCGCCGTCGGGAAGCGTCGCAGCGACGCTCTCCTTCTTGGAGGCGGCTTGGGCAGCGGCGCGTGCCGCTTCGAGCTGAGCAGTCAGGCGGTTCTCTTCGCCCTTGAGCTGAGCCATCGTGATCTCGTTCGAGCGGTCCTGGACAGTCTCCGCAGCCTTCTGCGCCTGCGCCTCGATCTGCTCACGCAGCTTCGCGTTCTTCTTCTGCTGCGCGTCCAGGTCCTTCTGGGTTACTGCCATCAGGACATCTCCGTTTCTAGCCAAAGGTCCAACACACTGATTGTGACGAACGTGCCCTCGATATCGTTACTCATGAAGCGCTGGTTTCTGATCCCCCAGCGTCTCATGGATTCTAACGAGTCGCCATCTGACACGGTCAACGAGCGCAACGCTACACGGAGGGGCTCGTTCCTGTAAACGACCGTGCGAACGCGCTTCGTCAAGATGCTACTAACCTGCAGTCCGCGTTGAGAATCACCATCCTTGATCAGGGTCTGAATCCCGATCTGGTATCTGTTGAGGGTTGCCTCTTGTGGGGCTACATGACCAATCTCGTACGAGTCTATTTCCGGCTCCCAGAGAGTGCCGTAGACTCCAATCGAGTAGTTGGGATCTGTGGGACGAAGGGGGCGCGGAAAGCACCTCACATCTTCGTCAATTCCAGGCAGAACAGCGGCGAGGCAAGTCACGACGTTGTTCGGGAAGACTGGATTCAGTGCAGGATCAATAGCCATCAGACCTTCATCCCCTCTGAAAGATAGTCTGCGAACATGATCGTCGCGGCTATCAGATCCGTGTCGGTCAGACCGAGAACAGGACGAGCAACCGTGCGCTCGTCTCCACGCTGGGCGACCTGAACCTTCTCAAGCAACTCGCCGGTCGGCGCTGCGCCAGGGTAAGCCATCGCAGCGCCGTACGAAGTGGGATAGGCGTTCCAACCGCTGTCAACAACCCAACGCTCAAGTTCACCAGTACGACGGTTGATCGGGTGTTCTCCACCATAGTTCTGAGAGAGACGAATGTTGACTGTAGCTTCCTTCAGTGGTGCCCACTTGCCAACGGCGTCGTCACCCTCTGCGGCAAACCGACGCCTGGCACGCTCTTGAAGGTACTCTGCTACGGGTCCACTCAGGAACGCAGAGGACAGCAATCCCGGACCTAAAAGGACCAGAAGTCGATCAAGAGCTTCCTCGGGACTCAGACCTGTGATCGACCAGAACCACATCAGACAACCCCAATACTTCCGGGCACAAGTTCAGACGAGCCATCCCACACTGTCACCGAGAGTGGAATCTCAGATGAACCATCCCACAAACTCCAAGAAGGATCTTCAGAAGGAACATAACCGACAGGAAGGTTCATGTAGTCGATTATCTCTTCATCGGTAAGGCTAACACCAAGGAAAACACGAAGATCATCAATCGGTCCGTTTGCAGCCCAAGCACTCAGTGTAAGACTACCAGGAGTGGATCCAGTTTTAGCCTGACTTCCCTTGGTGACTCCATCCTGAATCATGCGCGCATTAGCGCCATCCCAAGCAAACGCAAGATGAATCCACTCGTTTAATGTTAGAGCAGTTCCACCAACCGCACTCAATCCAGAATCTGCACGAACGTTTCCCTGAACAACTCCTGCTGGACCAAAAGAACTACGAGAATACCAAACAGTAAACTCGGAATTGGAACTAGCTCCAAGCGATCCATCAAGAAACCCAAACGCAAGAGCGTTTCCAGTAAGAACACTTGGCTTGCACCAAGCCATAATGGTGCATGCATGCAAAGCTGCCCAGCCGCCTAGAGAAAGAGACGAGATCAAGCCGCCTGCTGTGTGGCCAGCTCCTATGACTCCACCAACAAAGTCGTGTCCATTACCAGACTGATCAGATCCGTCTGTATCAAACGAATACTCAGCGTCAGGAACAGTCATCACGGAGTCCTGACGATAACAGTCCCCGCTGCAGTCCCACCTGGAATAGGATCAGCAGAACCAAGAACAAGTACATTTGATAAACCAGGATCACCCTGGTCGCCCTTTAGGCTCGCAAGCCACTCTGCCTCTGTTCCATTGAACCCGTTTGACACTGCAATGTCGTATGCAGAAGCACCTGGATCACCTGGATCACCCGGAGTGCCTGGATCACCTGGAGCGCCTGGGTCACCTGGATCACCTGGGTCGCCCTTTGGGCCTTTGAGATTAGTAACAAGTGTCCAAGGCATCTACGCACTCCATACATACAAGTCGCCCGAAGTGCCATCGAGATAAAGAATGTCATCTTCGTTAGCTGGGGGACCAGTAGGAGCGCCGCTACCTTCGGTAATTCCGCCACTTTCAACAATGATGGGCACTTGATTCTCGATCACGTCAGTGTCGTACGGCTTTGCAGGAGGAATCATTCCAGGCACTGTCGGCGGCGGAACAGGGTAGAGGGGAGTCGAGTATCGGTTGTAGAAGTTCTCAACGAGTGAGTAACCATCTTGATTGACGAAAGATAGCTTCGTATTGTCGAGTTCGGTGGCTTCGTCACCGTCACCGAGGAGGGGGATCTGCAACTGGATCTTGCCACTACAGATGGCTTCCAGGAGGTCCGTCGCCTCTTGCCACATACTCTTACCGTACGCCTGAAGCGCACGATCCTCCCCACCAGCGGCCTGATCCATGAGGATCCGACCGCTGGCGAGGAGTTGGTTGATCTTCTTGAGGAGGAGCTTGGAGGGGCGGACAGCAGCGGTAGCAGCTTCGTCCGTCTCCAGTGCGGTAAAGTCCACCGGCGTCTTGTAGGTGTGACCGATCTCGGCGTCGATCTCATCTGATGCGAGGTCAACCATCGCCTGACCGTCCCCGTACTTCGCCGCTAGGGGAATGTCTCCGGTCAGGAGGTCAGTCTTATCGCAATACGCCACTCCAAGCTCCTCGCTCAATTACCTCAGGTCAGCTCTCGCTGCCCGAGGGTGAGGACGGGGAGTCGCTCGGGGGGGAGTCGGACCCCCCGCCCTCGTCTTCGTCGTCGAGGCTGTCAGGCGTCGACGCCTCCGGGTCCTTCGCGTTGACGAAGTCATCGGCGATCTCGTCGTCGACTCCTTCCCCGACACCCGGCTTCTCCGTCTCCGAAGAGTAGGTCTGGTACTCCGGGTTGACCCCGACGTAACCAGTCCTGTCCACGTCGCCGTAGTCGCGCCCACTGTCGGACTCGTCGGCCTCGTAGATCTCGGCGGTGGAGAGAACCTTGGAAGAACGGTTCTCGTTGGCCCGGCGCTCCTCGGCGTCGAGCTGGGCGGCGGACGGAGCGTACTGAGCCTCGTCCTCCTTCTTGCGGCTTCCAGCGGCCATGTCTCTCAGATCCCTTCAGTCACTCGGTCACGGTGACGGCGTAGGTGAGGTCCATGTGCGGGAACACCGGGAAGGCCTTGATGCCGGTACCGGCGTCCTGGCCCCACGGGTCCGTGGTCGACTTCTCCCACTCGTAGAAGCCGGGGGTGAACCCGCCCTCCGGGTGAGGCGAGGTCAGGGTCTTGGCGAACCCGATCTCGGTGTCGTCGATCTCGTTCACGTCCTCCTGGTTCGGCAGGAAGACCATGCGGCCCTCCGTGAAGAAGCGGTTGTTGGTGACCGTCTTCGAGCCGACCGGACGAGTCCGGTAGACGTTGTCGTCCAGGATGAACTTGACCCCGGTGGCGTTCTCCACGACCTGGCGAGCCGCGTCGGGACCCCAGCCGTCGATGAGGTAGTTCAGGTCGGGCGGCTCCAGGGAGCCACCGGGCTGAACCGCTCCACCCAGACCAGCGCGCTGGCTGAACTTGGAGGAGTTCACGATCCGGCGGATGACCTTCTTCGTGGTCAGGATGCGATCCATGCGGACACCGTAGGTGTCGTACATGTACTCCTGCACGTCGAGAATCATGCCGATCGGGTCGTGCGTGTCGGCCGACCAGTCGGTCACACCGTCAGTGATCTGGTCACCCAGGTCGTTGGCGGCGTTGCTCGCCGACTGTGCGGCCGGACGGCCCCAGTCGATCGAGAACTTGATCTTGCCGTCGTTGTACGCCAGCAGGCCGGTGTCGAGCGAGCTCATGATGAGCCAGTTGATCCGGTTGTCCAGCTTGCGCCGACGACGACTGGCGTCACGGGCGAACTTCGACGCGAAGTCCTCGAGCATCGAGCCGACAGTGAGCGGCAGGTCGCCCGCCTTCATCGCCTCGTAGATACGCAGGAACTCCCGGTAGCGGGTCACGTCCGAGGCGTCGTAGTGGTCCTTGAGGGCCCAGTCGATCACCGACGCACGGCCCTCTCCGACGACCACGTCGTCCTTCTGAGCCAGCTCGGACTCGGCGTCCTCGGCGCGTGCCGGGGCCAGTCCGTCCGTCTCGCCAGTGATGTACTGGAAGATCACGTCGTCCGTCGCCACGTCCAAGAACGGGGCGAAGTCCAGACCCAGGTGACCCTGGGGGACGGGCATCTCTCGGATCTGACCGAGGGACACCTCCTTGCGGATGATGCGGTCCTGACCGATCGCAGTCGCGTTGAGGAACTGCGTCAGGGTGTTGCTGAAAAGCTTTACACTCATAGCAGACTCCTTACTTGAACTTGATGTCGAGGTTCTTCTTCCCGACAAGCGCGGCTGCGGTCGTGTCACCGAGAGCGCCACGGACACCCGTGACTCGCTCGAAGCACCAACCCTGGACGACGGCACCTTCGTAGGTCACAGCGACCTCGACGTCTCGCTCCAGCAGCTGCCAGGGCAAGAAGGTGTCGTTGATGCCGACGATGTTCGTCAGGGTCTGACGGCCATCGGTGGCGTTGACGTCGTACGGCCCGATCTTCCCGGTGTCGCCTCCGGAGGTGATCTTCGCCATGACTTCACCAGACTGCAGAACCTTCTGGTTTGCCACGCCGTTGACCGTCTCCAGGGCCACAGTCGAAGCCGCAACAGTGTACGACTCCTTCCGAGGCTTCGGGTCCGTGGAGCGCAGGTAGACGTTCTTGCCGAACGGATCCGGCTGAGTACCCGGCCCCTTGGTGAAACTAGCCATATCGGCTGCTCCTCAGGACTCGTTGTTTTCGGTGGTGGGTGTTGTTGCTGTCAGCTCTGGGCCGCATTGAGAGCCTGGAGCTCGATCCAGGACGGGGTCTTCTCGACCTGGTCCTGGGGCATCGACCGCTGGTGCATGGACACGATGCCTTCCAGACGACTGCGCTTCTGCTCCGGCGTCTCCGAGGAGTTCGTCAGACCAGGAACGGGCGTCACCTGGGTCCCACCGCCTTGGGTGTCAGGGGCGTGGTTGTCGAACAGGCCGATAGCGGGCGAGGACTCGTAGGAGGCCTTGAACGCGTCGAACTGTGCGTCGGACATCGCCGGGGTGCTGCCATCGGCTGAGCCGTTGACAAGCGCCACGAGGCTGTCCACCTGCGGGGCGGGGATCTTGTTCGCAGCCGCCAGACCCTCGACGAAGGAGACGCGATGCGCCGCCGTTGCCTCGGCCTGTGCCTGCGTGGTCTTGTTGATGTATGCCTGGATCGCGGCCTGGTCGGTGACCATCTTGCCGTCGATCATCACACCCTGGAAGGCGTTGGCACTGTTCGCGGGAGGCGTCGCGGGCTCGGAAGCCGGGGCCTCGTCGCTGCCGGGAGTCTCCGGAGCCTCGCTGGGCTCGGTGACCGGCTCGGTCGGTGGCTGCTCGTCGGGGACCGGTGCAGGGGTCACAGCCGGGTCCGTCGTCGCCTGAGGCTCGGTTGCGCCCTGGGCCATGTCGTTCTCCTTCTTGTGGTTGAGCAGAATCCTCTGCTGGACACGCAGGGGGGACTCTGCTTTCGCCCTGCCTGCATGGTTGTAGAAGGACAGGTCCCACTTGTTCGTGGCAGCCTGAGCCTCCTCGTCCGCTGTGTCCGTCACCTCGTCCGCGAGCCCGGCATCGACCGCCTCGCGTCCGTTGTACCAGACTTCTTCACGCATCAGATCGCGGAAGCTCTCTTCGCTGACATCAGTGAAGCCACGCCTCTTGGCAGCCTCGGCGTAGATGTCAGCGATGTTGTTTGAGAGGTTGCTCAAGACACGAGCTGTGTCGAGCATGTCCTGCTCGTTGCCGTACGCGAAGGCGATGCCGTCGTGAATCATCATCTCGGCATTGCGAGCCATGATCAGCTTGGTGCCGCCCTGAGCGATGAAAGAGGCAGCACTGGCTGCGAGTCCGTCGACGTAGACGTGAACCTCGGCCTTGTGCTGCCTCAATGCGTTGTAGATCGCCAGGCCATCGAAGATCTCGCCACCCGGCGAATTCAGGTGGAGCTCCAGGAGAGGAGCGTCGATCTTGTTGAGCTCCTTGACGAAGTCCGCAGCCTCAGTGCCCCAGAAGCCGATCTCGTCGTAGATGTAGACCTTGGGAGTCTCACCATCTTCGTTGACGAAGTTGAACCAGTCGCCTCTTGGAAGGTCACCAGTCCGACGCATGGTGAAGCTCGGACGGGGCAGTTTGCGCATGCGGGACACCTTACATGGTATCCCTACCGACAACGCAACTACCAAGCGTTAGCCGATTACCGCGACAGGTAGATCCTCGTGAGTCTCTTCCAGCTCTGCCTGCTTGCCAACGATGCGGATTACATGCCAGCGAAGACAGTTCCTGCATCGGATCTTTACGATCCCGCCTTCGACAACTAGTTCACCGAAGATGCGACGAGCCTTCCAGATCTTCACATGGACGTAGAGGACATCCTTTGAGTCGATCCCGTAGGTCGCAAGAAGTGGGGTGCGAGCGCAGAAGCATCGCAGCTCGTGTTCACGGCGCGGCATCGACGAGGATCCTGTTCACCATCCAGTTCATGTGCCCGCTCAAAGCACTCATGAATGACTCTGGACTGTCATAGGTCGCCGCATAGTCGTTGAGCAGAATCTCAAGCTTCTGGTAGAACTCCCTGGTAGCACCAGCAGCATTCTCGATGCCAGCGTCAACTAGCGCCGACTCGAACTTACGCTGAAAGCCGAGGCTGAATTCGGTTTCGCGGATCTTTCCGCGCTCGAAGGCGTTGTAGACCTGCTGCTCGATTCGATCACTCAAAGACCCGACTACCAATCGAACCGTAGTCCGATTCTCTGTAGCGTCACCCGCACTCCCGGCCCCACCATCGGGTGCCTGGGAGGGCTGGGTGGGATCTCCGGGCTGCGCCGGGTCGGCGGTGAGCGTCTTGACCTCTGTGAGGCTCAGGCCAGCGATCTCTCCGAGCTGCTCTAGGTCAGCCTTGACCCCACCCTTGGCGATCAGTGCGCGAACCACGTCACGAACCAGGTCTTCGTTCTCAGCTCCGAGGCGACGGAACCTGATCTTCGGCAGAGACGCGTTGGTTCCGAAGTTAAAGTCACGCATCGGCTTGAGCAAGTACCAGTTGACATACTCACGCCAGTCACCTGCGACAGCGTTCAGCATCCAACGGTAGGTCATGCCTTGAGTGTTTCCGAGGTTGTAGGAGCCGACCGACGCGGTACGCATCATCAGAATGGGCGTGAAGAGCGCCAGGCTCTTCTCCTCGTCAAGACGAGTCATGTACCGCTCAAAGTCAGCACCCCTCATCTGCGATTCCAGGTACTGGATCTGGTAGTCGAAGTCTGGCTTGCTCTCGGAGTCTGACCAGGCTGTCTTGTCGTTCGGAAGAACGACAGCAGATCGGTTCCTGAGCTGCCCCAGGATGATCTCCATTGCCTGGTTGCCCTTCATCTCCTCGCCCATGAAGCGCAAGTCGTCATCGAAGGGGGCACGACCGATGGGGGTCGGCTCGCCGTAGCGCTCGAAGTACCTGTTGGCGAAGAGGTGAAGCAGGATCGAGAAGAACCAGGGCTGGAACGCAGGTCGAAGAAGCTTTCGACCTGAGTAATTCCCGTTCTCCATCAGGCAGGGATACCAGAAGGAGTTGTCTACTGGAACCGTCGGCCCGAGAAGCTGCTTGATCCCATCGAAGACCGAGATCTTGTGGGTACCAATCCCGTCCTGCTTCTTCCAGTTGACATGAGACATCTCGGGTACAAGGTCATGCACCTTGTCGATGACGATGCGACGAGAGCCTACGTCGTTGTTCCAGTCGATCACGTTCGGCGAGTACCCAGCCCAGAACGCTTGAGACATGGACCGCACGAGCGGGGTCCACATGTTCTCGATCTGCTCGGTGTAGAAGGTCTTTTGCTTGGTGTCGTCACACTCGATGCGCCAGTCCATCTGATGCAGGAGGAACGTCAGAACAGCCAAGGAAGCGCTGATCTGGTAATCGTCACGCATCTGTCGGAAGTCACCGACGTCGAGACGGTCCAAGTCGAACATGATCGCACCACCGCCCGGCAAGCTCATCACTTGAGCGTTCGGGCCACCCCAAGCGGCGTACTTGTCGCCGACGGTTGGAGCAGGCGCCTTCTTGTTCTTGAAGGCCATGTACTTGTCGATGGGCTGCCCGTTCGGGCCGACCAGCTCGGACATGCAGTTAGTCCCTTCGGAGGGAGCCAGGCATAACCGATAGACCGCCACTCAGACTCGGGGGGACTGGTGCTCTCAGGCCACCCTGCCCTAGGCCAGGCATATGGTATTGACCGACTTGGTATCCGTCTGTACCCGTTTGCACCGCTTCTCGGCGTTCTCGGGCTTCATCGAGGGAGCTTACATTACGGCGGTATGACCTGTCACCCATCAACCGATACACAACGCCAGCCATAGCATCCGCTACGTCTTTAGAGCCAGACTCAGGGTGGTCAACCTTGCGGTCGTCTTCCTCGAGCTCGCTCAGTTCTTTCACTGCGATCTGCAGCTTGTCTGTATCACCCTTGTAGAGGTAGGTGATGTACGGCGGGAACTCGATGCGATCTTCGTAGATGGCGTCACGGAGATCTTCGTATGGAAGTTTGGAGCGATCTACCGATACGTACTCTGTGCGGAACTTACGCTTCCGCAACTGCTGCTTCGTCTCGGTCGACTGGAATCCATCCATTGACACGCAGGCGATCTTGAAGCCAAGGTCATCCCTGATGTGGTAGATGATTCGCCTGACTTCTTGCAGCAAGATCTCAGTTCCGGGCGCAGCCTTGATTCGCATGAGGAAGTCGAAGACGATGTACGGCTTCATCTCACCGTCCAGATCGACTACCTCGGCTACGTGGCCCATAGCCAGACCAAGCGCGTCTCCTTGAGCCGAGTACGCTGTGTCGACGTGGATCGCACGCTTCAAGCTGTTCTTTGCCTTGAACCAGTTTGCGAACTGCGGCCGCACCGGATCGTCCGTAACTGGCGAACCAAGATTGTCGTACCTTTCGGACCAACGCTCTACCGCCTCCTCGATCTTGTAGACCAGTGAGATAAACGGATCGCCAGCTGCAGGCGGAATGCCAGCAAGATCTCGTAGAGCCTGCTCGGGCTTGGTTTCGAAGTTCTTTCGGTAGACATTGGGAATCTCCATCAAAGATTCGCTGCCCCCCGAGATGAGGGTAGCAGCTCCGGTGGGGACGATCTCTTTGCGCTTTACGTCGTACCAGAACGAGTCGCGTGACCCGTCAGGCTTGAGGAACTTGTGCCATCCGAGAGATTCCCAGATGGTCATGCGGACGGTATGCGCGTTCTCTTTGTCGGCTCTGAGTTCCTTGTACTTCTTGGCCGCGAAGCCGCTAGCCTTCTTCATCTGGCCTACGACAAGCAGGAAGCCTCGGTCACCAAACCGAGAGTCGATACGAGAGTTGATCGTGTTCCAGCCGGACTCCGCGTAATCACGTTCTTTCGTGACCTTGTGCGAGTCGGCCTCATCGAGAATTCCACCCAAGATGTTGTAGCCTTCGAAGGTGGTTTCAGCCGAGTTGCCTGGGAGAACCCAGATGTCTTTGTCGAACCGAAGCTGATTCTTGAAGTTCGGATCGAACATCGCGTTACGCTGGAACCAAGGCGAGTATTCAATACGAGCCTTGATGTCACCGAAGACGACCTCCTTGGCCTGGTCTTCGGAAGTCGACATCTGCATGAACGCGATACGAGAGCCGGGAAGCAGCTCGTAGAACTCCTGTGGGTTCTTCAGACAGAGAACCCAATGAACCATGTACGGAAGAATGATCGAGGCCATCGTGGTCTTGCCGATACCGATGGCGCCTGTGAACATGGCCCAGCGGTAAACAGCGATCCGCTCGCCATTGACTTCCTCGCCGAAGAGCTCGACGAGTTCGGCGCGGACGCCAGGCCGCACACCCTTCTCGATGTTGAGATACTCTTCACCGAGGAACTCCGTGATAGAGGCAGGCATCTGCTCAAAGTCAGGATGATCCTGAAGCCACTTGAGCTCGTATGCAGCCCTAGCTGGATCGAACGCTGTCATCGGCCTTCTCGCGCTGGTAGTAAGGACTACGCCAGATGACAACGTAGAGCTGAAGAATGGCAGTGAAGAAGACCACCCAGACTCGCCAACCACCGGCGATGTCGTCGTAGATGATGTCTCCGATGGTGATGCAGCCGACAGTACACCAGGTAAGGTTCATGAACCTGTCCCAGTAAAAGTTCTTGCGATCTACGAGCATCTTGAACGTGCCTCGATAGAGCAGGATCATGAACGAGATGAACAGAGCAATGAAACTACAGACACGGACTGTGTCGTAGGACCAGAAGTCACTCATTTACGACTCGCTGTTCTGGCAGTTCCTGGGTTACAGGCCCGCCGGTCATCTCCAGCAACATTCTCTCGAACATCGCGGGCGTGACCTGATCACGCGGGATGCCCTGGCGCTCCAGTTCGGCCAGAACCGCGGCACCTAGCTCCTTCGGCGAAGATCCCGCAACTGCGGATACCTTGCCGTTGTTGATAGTGACGAGCGGCTTCGAGAGTGTCGGGTCAACCAGCTTGGCAAGTTTGATTCCGTTCCCGAAGATCGAGTTCATCATCTTCGTAACCTCGGGGTCGAGTTCGCCAAACTCTTCCTCAGACTCCATACCGCGCTGAAGGCGGTCGGTCTGAGCGGCTAGGACAGTCCCGAGGCCGTCGATAATCTTGGATGAGTCCCGGGACTGGAACATCTTGGCCAGCGCGTTGGATTCGGTACCTTGCACGCTGCACACCGCGCCTTCCCGGTAAAGTTTGCAAGTGTTGGACAGGGAGCATGAGTCGCAGTTTATCATGTCCCCTTCCTGTACCTCGACCCGGAAGTCAGAACGGGTTGCTGAAGTGACAGGAACAACGGTCATCGGAGCATCAGGGTCGACTGTCGTCGAGCCCCTCGTCTTGATCTTCAAGTTCTTGGTGAAGTTCTCGCCGGCCCACCGAGCCGACTTGATGTTGAAGATGCATCGCTCGGATGGAACCTTGAGGTCGGTAACGCTCATTCCCAGCAGGTTCACCCATTGGAGCTGGCCCACTGTTCGCGCGTAAGCCAGTGTCTTTCCGTTTGGAAGATTGACCTTACCGTTAGCAGCGTCTGTACGGGGGTCAACATCTGCGGCCCCGAATCCCATACCGAACATGACACGGTATGAGTAAGACCCATGAAGGAGGAGGATACAGTCGCTGTACTCTTCCTGAAGTTCACGAAGGTTGCGGTAGAAAGGTCGATTCGCACCGAGCTGAGCATTCGGGAGATTAGTAACCACGACCCGGTGCGGCTGGCCAACCACAGGACGCTCATCCAGAGGTACAGCTGCACTACAAGCATCAGCGTCAAGGCCAATCGGAGACGAGACCATCTCTTCAAGTACATTGAAGTTCTCTCCGTACTCCCAGGTGGGGTAAACAGCCTTCGGCTTAGCGATGTTGTGTTCGAGGTCGAGGTGCGCAGTACCCTGAGTCCCTATGCAGAGGATCTCGACATCTGCATCTTCGCCAAAGTACAGCTTGGCATGCTGGACGGGGTCGATGCGCTTCTTAACGAGCATGCCTCGATCCCAAACGACACGAAAGGGTCCGCCAACCTCGGCGAGCTGCCTCACGTAGTTGTGAGGGTTGCGGAACCACACCTCGGTCATGTGCTAGAGCATAGGCACACGCTGCGCGATAGGGCAACCCCCACGCAGCACGACGCCCGGCCAGCATGGGGGATACCTGACCGGGCGTCTGTGGCAACCCGGTACCACCTCGCAGCAGCGGCAAGAGGACTCCAGGCAACCTCAGCCTACGCTATCGGTGGTGATCCGGCTAGCCCCGGTCATGGACACGCGCCATTCCCCCCGATAGGGTGGGAACCGGCAACCCAGCATACTCGACTCCGGGGGATTCTTTGTCTCGTGAACTCGCAAAACAGTACGCCTCTCGCTTCATCTGCCGATCTGACGTCAAGGCTATCCAGCTTGATAGAGCAGGTGGAGGACTTGGTCCTGGGGACTGGTTTCCAGATACCCGAATCAACATCGAGCGACGACCCAATTCTCCTCATCTCCCTCTCGGCTTCTCGATGGACCATCTCCTTGCGCACATCGCCGGGGAACGAACTTATGGTCACTACCTCCTCTCGTCTGAGTCAGAAGCCAAGGTCTTCGTCTTTGACATCGACATCAGCACCCGAATCAACCCCGACACAAAGAGCCCTGAAGGAACTTGGGTTGACTTTGAAACCGGAGAAGTTCACGATGGAGTCAACCCCCTCCTACTATGGGGTACACGGACCAGGGAAGCTGCTCCCGCCAGAAACTGGCTCAAGTACCAGCTGAAGATGATTGGGCATCGGTTCGCCGATGAGATCCGAAAGATCGGCGTAGACTGCGCCGTCGCCTACTCGGGACACAAGGGCATCCATGTGTACGGCTTCACCGGTAAGATGCCGGCGTCAGAAGTCAGAGACGGTGCGATGCTGGTCCTCGACAGAATGGGCGAGTTCGAGCCCTACCGTGGCCAGAACTTCTGGCGTCACAAGAATCCCGAGCCGGAACACGGCTTCCAGAACTTCTCCATCGAGGTCTTCCCAAAGCAGACCTCGCTCGGAGACGGCAAGAGCCTCGGCAACCTCGTGAGGCTACCTCTCGGAGTCAACCACAAGGCGCCTAAGGATCCCACGTTCTTCTTGGACATGACGGCTCCACTTGCGCAGTTCACTCCTCACCCCGACCCGGTCGAACTGCTCAAGACAGGCAATCCCTTTGAATGACTTTGCTGATCACGAAGAGGAACTCTTCCCGATCACAGACGAGGCTGACCTTCTCAAGAAGGTGCCGGAGCTTGTAGACAAGCCCAAGCCATTCCACCACCTCCATGAACTCTGGGACTTCTGGGACTTCCTGTCCAAAGGTCCTACCGAAACGACGATTCAGTGCCGCGACGCACTGACGCGCGATATCACTGAAATGGGGATCAGTGACTGACAAGCCCAAGTCCTTCTCTGAGATGAGGAAGGAGCTCGCAGCGTCTCGTGGAGAGACGCTAGAGACTCCACCTCAACTCAAGTCGGTCCCGAAGGTCGACGATGACCTGATTCCAGACGTGCTGTCTCACGACCGCACAGAAGAGGATATCGAGATTGACTCGATCGTCGAGCGCATCGACGTCCTCGACGCTTATCGGCGCTGGATCGGCAAAGAGGTAGACGAGAAGACCGTATCACGCAAGGAAGGCGTGATGGTGTCTTGTCCGAACCCAGATCACCGCGACAAGCACCCGTCAGCCTGGATCAACACAGATAACCGAACGTGGTTCTGTGGCGGGTGCCAAGAAGGTGGCGATGTCTACGACCTGGCAGCCATCCACTTCAAGTACGACAGGCCCGGCTACAAGGACGGCGCGACCTTCCACCAACTCCGGAAGGAAATGGCCGAGGCTTACGGCTACAGGTTCAAGACCGTAGCCGGTAAGGAAATCATCTGGCGCGAGGAGGAATCACCCGCTTCGGGTGATGCGCTCACCGCCGATAATGTGCTGCTCGAGGAGCGGGAGCAAAAAGTCTCGGAAACGCCTCCTAAAACCCACGACAAGGTCACAGTCCTTCACGAGAAGGACGTAGAGGAATTAGCAGACGCAGCGATCTCGTATCCGATCCTGGATTGGAAGAAGATCGTACCTGAAGAAACCTTCCTGTACGAGTACATGGAAGCTTGCACCAATGATGATTCCCCCGAAGAGTATCACTTCTGGCACGGTTTACTGGCTCTCGGTCACGCAGTCGGAAGGAATGCTTACCTCAATGATACACGCCCTGTTTACGGCAATCTACTTGTATGTCTTCTTGGGGGTACTGGTTACGGCAAGTCTCGTAGCCGAGCTTGGCTCGACGACGTTATTGAAGAGGCCTTGCCTTTCAGTGACACAGGACTGGATACTACTGGTACTAAGCTGGTACCTGTGCCGGCATCTGGTGAGAATCTGATTGCACAGTTCCAGCACATCGCGCATGACCCTAGCTTCCCCAAGGGCACACCCGAAGTCCGTACACCAGTGAACGGGATTGTTGACTATGACGAGTTCGCAGGACTCTTGCAACGTGCGAACCGACAGGGTAGCACCCTTAAGCAGATTGTCATGGGGTTCAGTGACGCTCGAAACAGAATCACCAGCAGTAGCAATACTGGCGGTACTTTTGAAGCGTATCGTCCCTTCTGCTCAATTACGGCTAGCACCCAGCCCAAGGCAGTCCGACCCCTTCTGTCACGCACCGACACGTCGTCAGGTTTCTTGAACCGTTGGATATTCGTCGGTGGCCCCCGGAAAAAGAGGGAGGTCATGGGTGGCTCCCACAGCGTCATACGGGTAGACCTGGGCGCTGCAATCGAGCGGCTCAAGAAGGTCCGGGGATGGGGTGGCGTAGAGCGCGACGTCAGGTTCACAGAAGAAGGGATGGACGAGTTCGAGAGATTCATCCGAGCCCGAGTCTATCCAGTCCAAGAGACTGACGAAACCGACCTGCTTCAGAGGCTTGACCTCACAATGAAGCGGTTGGTGCTGCTGTTCTGCATCAACGAGAAGACGACCGAGGCGACCGAAGATATCGTCAAGCGTGTCGAGCCAGTCCTGTCCTACATCATCGACAACTACGGGATCTTGAACGCCGAGATCGGTGTTACTCAGATGACTGAGATCACCGACAATATCCTGGCGCAGATCGTGAAGATCGAACACAGCACCGGACGCGGAGCCTCGGCCCGCGAACTAGGCCAGAGACTGAAGAGAAAGAACTACTCGCCAGACCTAATCAAGAGAGCGCTTGAGACGATGGTCGCTCTCGATTGGATCGACATTGAGAAGAAGAAGGCCGCAGGACCGGGCAGACCTACGATCCGGTATACGGCGGTGAACCAATGAGTATTCCGGCCATTCCTGGTGCGGTACCCCGAGACGCTCTGTCTGACACAGAGCTCGGCGAGCTGTGGCACCAGCTCTGCGTTGAGATCATGAACGAGAAGTACGCGGGCCGTAAGCACGGCAACCGCAGAACTTACGACGCAGGCTGCCAGGGACCGCTGTGCAAGAAAGCATCCCGAGAGCACGGAAGGCGCCGCGTTTCAGCAGCGCCTTCCGCGAAGTACCAGCACCTCGATCTGATCATCGAAGCCTGGGGTCCGATCGCTAGGGATCGTGTGGAGACGGCGCGAGCTCGTCTCCTCGAAGAGATTGCGCCAGCGTCCTAGCGTCCATAATCTGGTGGGTGTAGCACTTCCCGCTCTTGGAGTTGTGCAGATCACAGTCGACCCACGGGACATGTACGCCTGAGAACGCGCCACGAGCTGGCACATAGAGGCGCATGAGCACCTGCTCCATATCCTCGGAGTTGGCGTAGCCCTCGCCAGGCTCGGCAACCTTGTTGCCGTTCTCGGCTACGACACCCCAGCGGTACTCGTGGTTATTGTCGGTGTACGTGTGAAGCGTATACATCAGTCTGCGAGCTCTCGGACCGAGTAGACACCGTGCAGGATGAAGTGGTCTGTGAACAGCTTATGCTTGCGGTCGTCCCAAACCTTGTACTCGAGTCCCTTGACGCGGTGGTCAGGGTCGAACGAACTGATGATGTCGAGCACCGTGCCACGGCTGGTGTTGATGCCGTGAGTTTTCGGGTGCTTGTTCAGCTCGTCGGCTAGGGTGGTGAGCGGCTTGCCCTGGAAGACGTCGATCTTGTCGTCGTGCTCGTTGGTGTCGGCGTTGTAGAAGACCAGCTTCTTGCCCGCACCGTGCTTGTGAGCCCACTTGGCAACACCCTTGACCATCGGGTCGTTATCAGTCTTCGACGCCTGGATCGACCTTCCGGTGAGCCAGTGACCCGCTCCCACGGTGATCAGACCGAGGTTTGAGTCCTTGGAGACACCGCTCATCCAGGTCGTACCGCGCGGAGAATGCGCGCCCTGAGATGGCGAAAGACCGTGAGTGCCCTGAATGTACGGGCCGTCGTAGCCGTGCTCGAAGCCTCTGAGCATGTCTCCATTCATGGCGACCCAATCGCCGTACTGATGGAAGAAACCATGGAAGCCGTGCCTCTTGGCGCTCAACATGAGCAGATCGCGCAGGTCGTGGTTGTCGGCACTGGCGCCCGACTCGGTGCCGGTGACGATCCAGGCGCCGGTGTCCACGGCGATGTCGAACACAGCCTCTGCGTCGTGCTTGTGATGGTCCTTGTTGTCTGAGAATTGCATCGAGTTGTGCTGGATGACTAGCTCTACAGTCTTGGCTGGCATCGTGGAGGTCTTTTCTTGAGAGAGTGGGCCGAGTTCTCAGGGTACGCTCTGCACCCCGATCCTGTCCAGTACCGCACTATATCGGCGCTCAGGGCGAGTCTAGAACAAGATTACCCCAGTCAAGCACCAGCCGATATCGGCGCAGTATTGTCTGAGAAAGCACGTAGATTCCCACCAGAAGCGTGTGCAAACTGCTCTGTCAAGCGGTTATTGTTGCACAAACCAAAGATATTCCAGTCTTTTCGTAGACAAAACTGTCTACGAAATTCTGATCCCTAGACATATCCCATACTTTGGCCGCGATGGCGTCACCAGGCGCCGCGCAGACTGTGATCTTGAGGGAAAAGCCGGTTCGATGCCACCATACCAACCGCGCCACCCTAGCCACGCCAGTCACAGGGGTAACATCTTGTCCCAAAGTTTTGTATTAACCCAGATCTGAAAAAACGGGCAAGACCTGTCTACGAAATTCCGACATGTACCCTTTTCGTAGACGCGTGTCTACGAAAAGGTCACGTAATTGTCTACGTAATTCGACACGCGATGTGACCTGCATGTTCAACCGATTGGTTGTAGATGCGCTAGGCGGGGGCGGGCAATTACGTAGACACCCTGTACCCCCTAACACACAAAGACACCAGTCCTCATTGGTACAAACTGCAAGTCTAGACTCACGTCTGTCCGGCCATTGTCTAGGCTCGTCTTTGGTATAACAAGATGCTCTCCGTAGGGGGGGCCTAGGGTGTCTACGAAACCCCTAGATCCACCCCTAAACCCCCTCTGACCTGCAAGGAAATACGTAGACAATTACGTAGACATTACGTAGACAATATCGTAGACATATCACTCTCATTCTGTACACGAAATTCTGATGATCTAGTCCTATGGATGCAGTCACATCTTTGGTGTGGGATGACCTTGGTAAAACTTTATGCGCACGCGATGGCCTCTAAGGCGAGCACGCACCACCCCCGTCGACTTTTTCTAGGGGGGGTGGGGTAGGGCATGCCGAAAGACGTGTAACAGACTAGACATACTACGCCGATAATCGACATTATCGGTAGACATACTAGAAAGACGTGACATAGGTGCGCACCCCTATGTCGACTTGTTTTATCGTCTTTCGGAATGCGTTTATCGGAATGCGTTTATTAGTAGGCGCGACCGATATCGAAAGAATGCGTTATCGGAATACACACAACTAGCGTTATGAAAGCCGTTATCAGAACACATTACCGATATGCGCCATAACACAATACAGAATGCAACGGATAGGGTTACGACTAACCGCATTCTGATTGCACCATATCCATTGTCGACTTGTTTTATCGACTTATTCGATAACCCGTTTGTCAATCCCATGTCCACATATCGGACACTGGTCTAGACCAGTCCACATATCGGACACTAGACATTGACCTATTGTCGACTGTTTCACAAGACTAACGCGGATCACCCGATGCACGGTTTGTCAACCACATATAGATTCTCACGAAACTGGTCTAGACCAGCCCCGATTCCGACCTATAGGCACCGACTTTTGGGTACGATGTCCGTAGGGCATCGCGCCCACCGGGCCACCGGCCCGGCCACTAGATAGGATCCGACTCATGATCGACTACACCGCAATCGACACCACCGCAACAACCGCCGCCTACCGTGCGGCCGACGCGTCCGAAAAGGCACGCATGCGGGCCGCCGCATCGGACGCCATCACAACCGCCGTGTCGTCGGGTGACATCGCCGCCGCGCAATCGGCGGTTGCGCACCGCGACGCGATGACCGTTGACCGAAAGTCGACCACCGAGGTCGACTATGCCGCACGCATCGCCGACCATGCCGCAACGTTGTACGCCGCCTATGCCGCGATTCTGTCGGGCGCCTACGTGTTGCCCGACGGTGTGTCCGTCGACGTCGACACGATCGACTTTGCGGCCGGTTCGCCCGATTCCGCGGCCGTGACGCGGTTGTCGGCCGTGTCCGGCCGGAAAGTCGGACGCGGGTGCGTGTCCGACTACATCGCGTCGGTGGTGTCCGATGACCCGATGACCATTGCGGGCATGCGCGCCGCATGGGTCGCGTCGGA